TTACAGTTTTTCACTTCTAACCCACTCTTCATAGACATGTTCTGGCCAGCCTAAAAACGTACCACCTTTTGTTCTTTCTGGTCTGGGAAACTCATTTCGTTTTGCGTACATTCTCCAAATTGTAGGTTTGCTTTTGCCAGTTAACTGGATCATTTCCTTCCACTTAATGTATCGAGTCACAGTTGTCATTTTTTATTTCCTTCCCTATACCCGTTCTCCATAATGCACTGTGCGATAGTCGCTGGTGGGTTATCCCAATGGGCATCAAAAATGATATCGTTTAAATGATATTTACTGATGTCATCTAAAGTCTTAGGTAAGGTGTCATGGGGTAATTTTAAACAAATAGAATCACCCGTCATGCTTACTGCAATATCAATGATCTGCTCAGTGGTAAAATCTGTTTTACGATAACCGGCTTTCCAGACTGCATCAGTTATATCACCGGGATCACTACCTGTATTTTTGATGACACTAACGAGATTGAAATCTAAAGTTGTCATTAATCATCATCCTTAATTAAGCTGTAAACTTTATCAGCAATATCAAAAGCATTATCAGCCACTGCTAATACAAGTAATTTAGGATCACCAAATGATTTTTTTGTCAGAAGTGAAAAATCGAAAAGCACACTTTTGCTATCTTTTGTTTTCAGCATTCCCGTAATAACACGGCCAAATAGCAGATAAGGCAAGGCTAAATACATGGACTGCAATAAAGGTGCTTCACCTTTAATAAATTCCTGCTCAAAAAGACGATTAAATGACGGGTACTTATCTTTGATTAAAGTGAGTTTTGTTTTATAGTAGGGATAGAAATTTTCATCCTTCTCTTGCTTATAATGAATAGCGACATAAGAACCATCGTCATATGATTTAATATGTGTATATTCAGCATCGCTAGGAATTGCTTCATCAAATTGAATAACAATATCATCACTGAATTCAGAGTTGTGTTTCATGCGTAATACTACATGCCCATTAGACACTTCGATATGTTCAACGTTGATATGTACACAGTTAGTAACAAGACGAACATCATCACTCATTTTTAATAATGTAAGTGCAGCTCTTAATTGGCTTGTCTCGATGTAAGGTAATTTAGTTGTCATTTTTTACCGTCCTTAGTGCATAGTTGGCATAGCTAGAAATCCGTTATTAGCTTCTAACTCGCGAATATAATCATCATGAAGAATACAGAGCCCTTCACGTCCTTTTTCTGATAGGCGAGGACCATGTTCAAGGGAGATGTCCAGAAAGCCGATATAGGCTTTTATGATGAAGTCAGGACAATAATCTTTATAGATACCCCCTAACTCTTCGATAAGAATGCTTTCAAAATGGCTTGCAAGACAAAGGCGCAAAGAAGCTGGGTAAATGGTTAAAGCGTTTTCTCCGTTACTGTAAATAGTGGCAAGATCAACACCGCCTTCTTCATTACGAATTTCAGTGGTGCCATTCTTTTCTTGTAGTTCACGAATAAAGCAAGTTGCTACCACCCAGCGCCAGACAGAAATTCTCTGTTCAGGTGTTAATGTTTCAGGTTCATCAGCTAACTTACCCATGACTGCAGCGGCTAAATATAAACCTTTCAATAACTCTTTATCGTATTGACCTGATTCAAGGGCTGTTACAGCTTCAGAGTAAGAAATTAAAGCACCATCATCAGAAATAACGCCATTACTAGTATCAGTAAAATAAGCCATTATTTACCCTCCCAGCCAATTGCCTGAAACAATCCCATTTTAGGATGATGCCAGCGAGTGCCACGTTTTTCGGCTTCACTCATCATTGCCTTGAATGCAGATATAAAATCAGCTTCATGAATAATGGCCATAGGCCTAGGCATACCTTCGGGCGTAAGAATAGTTATTTTATTTTTGCGAACATTGAACTGTTTGGTGAGTGTTTTGCATTTATCCACCGTCATACCTGATTTAGTTCTCGCCAGAGAGTACCCAACCCAACCTACAGGGATCGTTCCTTGTTTTATTTGCTCAACGACTTCATTCACTTGTTCAACTTTTTGCTCTACATGAGATATACGGCGTTCGCTTTCTAAGTTAGCCAGCGCCATAGCAGCAATAATTTCTGCTTGTGATTTTGGTTTGACTCGTTCATCTTCAAGTTCTTTCCAGCGATCAACTAACCGAGCTGTAAACTCTGGGGACAGTTGCGCAACGACAATGATACTGTCTCGTTTACCTTTTTCACCTGTGAAAACATAATGTAGTGGAGTGGTTCCGTTTGCTGCTTTAATCCCATCCACCGTTGGTGGTTCGGATATAACATTTTTCTCTGCCAACCGTTCGATAGTTCTTTTAACACTATCTTCACGGCTACCAACTAATTCGGCGATCTCTTTAGAGGTCATTGACGCATTGGTGCTAATTAAATTATTCATATTGACTATCCTTAGTGTATTAATTGACTTTTACCTTGTGAGATAAGCAAAGTGGCGCTATTGATGAGTAGTTGATCAAGCATGTCTTGCATCCATTTATCACCTTCTTCGCCTTTTGCTTTGTTACCTTCGTAAAAACGGAACAGGGCGAATACGCCATCGCCTGACTGATCGAGAATGACTGACTCAACTTTTACAATGAGTAGCTTCTCGATAATTTTTAAATCCAAATCGACAACAATATTTTTGTGTCTAAATGAAAACTGCTCATTAAGACCAGGACCGAATCGCGTTACACAGGAGATTAAATATTTATTTGCTACAATCGTTCTTAAATTATCAACAATGTGCTTAACAAATATCTCTTGTTCTTCTGGTGTTAATTTACGATTTGACTTAATAGCTTCTTTATCTAATAAGGAAGCAGGGAAACCTTTTTCTTTTAAATATTCGATGATTTCATTTGTTGTCATTTTTTTACTATTCATAACATGCCACCCGGTATTTTAATTTTGGCTTTATCTAAACAACGCTTAGATGATTGATTACTTATTTTTTGTTGATAACTCATTGCGCCTTTAGCTGGTGGAACTGCGATAATAAAAGCTTGGTTATATTGCTCTAGTGCGCGTCTATAAAATCCTTTCCCCTCTAATTGCTTACCTTTTTTCATGAATTCAGAATACGTCATGATATTTATATTCCTCTCCATTTAAGTAAGGAGGTAAATACTCAACAATATAATCAATCATGAATTTACCCATATCAGAAATCGAGCCATTTAAGTTATATAACCATTCATAAGTATTGTAGATATCTTTATCACTCCACTTACAACGTTGACGGCAATCTTTTTCTTCATAGACATCACGGAAGAAATTATTTAAATTTTCAAAGTTAATTTCTGTAATAACAGTTTTATTATTTAACTTTGATTTAAACTCAGCTTTCTTTCCATTTTGTTTAATATAAATAAGCACTGAGTTGATAAAACGCTTTCTTCTTACTTCAAGTAAATTAACTTTATCCATGTTGCTTACTCCTGATTTAGAGCGCAGCAATCCCTAGCATGAACGCTATAATTAATTTTTATTTAGTGGATGATTTATTTATTGGTTAAAGCATTATTTAATTCGTAATATAGTCTATCAGCTTCTTTTTCTGCATCATCATATTTAGCGACAGCTTTAGCATATTCTTTTTGTAATCGTTCAATATTACGCTCTTGCTTTAATCGCTCTTGGAGTTCGGTTAGTTTAGCTTCCTTGCGATCCATAAAGTGTTCGGTAGGTTCGCCACGCTTAAAAGCGATTGTGCCATTTTCAAGTTCGCATTGTTCACCTTCATAGTTAGTCTCAATGCCTTCCTTATGAAGTTCACGCTCGGTGAGGATATTTGCTAGCTTATTTAATGCTGAACGCTCACTTAAGTAAGCACGATTAGCACCTGAAATAATATAAACAGGGCGCATAGCAATAGTAATTTGATTGTCAGTTGCTTTCTCAATAGCTTCGTGTTGTCTGCTCATTTTCTTGTTCCTTTTATTTTTCGATTTGATATTTCGTATTCAATTCCACCAAGTTTGTCATTTAATATTGATATCAATAATGACACTTGGCTTAAAAATAATCCCACATCACCAAGATGATCTTTACCATTGGGATAATTTTCATTAGCATCAGCCCAAAACATAAAATCGCCGAATACCTTCATTCCTGTAATGAGTGAATCAATAGATAAGTCTAAGTTTGCTCTTAATTTTCCCAACTCGCCTTCCGATAATTTGTTTAAATCAGGAAGAACAATTAATTCATCGATATTCATTGCGCCTCCGTGAAACTTACTTTTTCATAAACGGTTTCTAAATTTAATTTTGCTGATTGGATTAAATTTGTAATTTGAATGTCGTAATTTTTAATGTGACCACTTTCTTCAGCTACTTTTAAATTAATTGCAGTTTCTAATGTGTTTAAAATACACCCGACAGCCGTTTCAATTGTATCGTTATCACTGACTTTAATTTCACCGATAGGCTTTGGTGATTTATCAGTATTAATATTCGATACACTTTCTTTAGCTCTTTCTATATTGGCTACTGCTGATTCAATCGCATTAAACATATTATCGCTAGGTGTTACGTTATCATTGATAATGAGATTTAAAATAGAAGTTGCATAAAGTAATTCATCACAAGCGGATTCTTTTAACTTAGTGTTATTCATCATTTAAAACCTCATCGATTTCATCTTCTGCTTGAGATAATAAGCTAAGTTGAATTGCTCGCTCTTCGCTATTACGAGAAATAAACTGAGCTAAAATTAAGAATGCTTTTACTCGATGTAATGTATCTGGCATTTTTCCGCTATCTACATTAATTATTTCTTTTGCCATGATCATTATCTCTCTGAGCATTTTCTTCAAGAATCCAGTTAACAACATCACCAGATAATTCATGCGCTAGTTCTATTAAAGTTTCAACATCAGGGCTTTCAGGAATTCGAAGATTATTTAGTTGAAATAACAGTGCATTTAATTGAGAGCTTTTTTTTGCAACAGATTCTAAGTTGAGTTCGTGAGCCATAATTAAGCCTCGCAAGGAAATTGAGCAGAGAAAACAACATTGCTACCGAGTAACTCTTTAGCTTGTTCAGCACTGGTAGCCATAACTTCTTTTTTCTCTGGATTCTCAGTTTTAGTCCAGAAACGAAACAAGAACATAGGTAATATTACGCCTGTATGTACGTCAGGTTTCGGTAAATTAAGGATTGCGGTAGAATGTATAGTGGTCATATTTACACCTTTATTTTCAATTGACACTATAAATAATACTTTAAGTATTATTATACTTCAATACTTAAAGTATTAAGTATTGTTTTTAGTATAAAAGCTATTGATATTTCGGATAATTTATTTTCAAATAAATCTCAGATTGGAATGAAGATCACTTCTTTGGAGGGGAGAGGACACAAAAAAGCCCTCGCGGAGAGGGCTGGGGTTATTTAAAACTATTTCGATTAAGTAAAATATAAGCTCCAGCGCTATCCACAAAGAAAAAATAGATAGATAAAAAGAATAGGATTACTTGAATCACGCCAAGATACAAGTTAGGAGAAAAAGTAACAGAGGCATAAACAAGTAAGGAAATTGTAATTAAAAATATCCTTCTAGCAAGATAGAAGGCATACCTTCTCCCGTCAGTTTTTGAGCCTAGAAGGGTTACGACTCTAGACACTTTGTATGCACATTGTCCAAATATCACCGATGACATAATCGACCAGTCGGATGTTAGTAATAGAGAAGATACAATCGCCTCAATTGAAATTGAGTTTTTTACAGCTGTAATGATCACTAGTGCAATAACAGGAATAATTAAGAAGACAGCTTCTCCATAGATGTCGGCCATCATCGATTTTTTTTCTTCATTCTCGTTTTTGGAAGAGATCATCTTGTGTGCCTGTATTTCTTTCGATATTAATAACCTCTATTATTTTAGCATTTTTGTACTTACTTTTCGCTTTTTTCTTTCCTTTTATCGGCATAATCTCATCATATTCGATAATCGCTTCCATCAAATCATTTGGGCCAATAGGAGAAATAAGCCCTGATTGATAACTGTCTAGCCAGTCATTATTTGCAACTTTTGCTGCAAATACATTTTCAGTTACTAGTTCTTCTAGTCGCCATATGTTATCCCCTTTGTTGGCTAATACATTTACGTGAAATTTAGATGCCCTTTTGTGGTGTTTTATTGCATGGGAAAGAATATCTTCAACATTTCCATTAAAAGTAAATTTATTATTTAATTCTTTGAAACCGCTAAAGTCAGTGTCACCCATGGCTCCCATTCCGATGAGAGCTGATTCATTTTCGTGAAGGCGAGAGCTTAAAACTGAATAATCAGATAAGGTCTTACCCAGCATCTCTAAATCTATACATGGTTCTACTCTTATATTTTCATTTGAATTATTAATAATTGTTTCAGAAATAACATTAGAATAGGACTCGAGATCATCTCTCGTTGAAACTTCAGACTTTATAAGCATGTTATCTGCTAAGGATGTAGCTGATTTTAATATAAGGATTTCCCACTTATCCTTTATGCACTTAATCCATGCTATAGCCGACCCATTTTGTAGCCCAACCAACTCAAAAACAGCATCATCTTTTTCGTTAATTGATGATAATGATATCAATCCAATTCTTTTATAAAACTTAACGTAACCAGTTAAAATATTGAGAATATCTTCAGGGTCTTTTCTATCTTTGTTGTAATTGAATTTTATAGCTATAGCATTATTCATCGCCATCTCATGTTTAATTTGATGATTAATTATTAAAATCGCGTCAGCCAAATTTCAGTTTTACTGTTGCTCTGTCAACCACACCCTAAAACGTATCGTCACCCAAAGAAGCAGCCTTGTACATCATCTTCGACGAGCTTAATAGCGTCAGAGAAACTACCTAACATTTTTTCATCGCAGTTGTGCCAGTTACTATTTTTATCCATCCAAAGCAGAGACCATGAATTCGAATATCTATTATGTGTGATTTTTGCTATAGGTTCTTCTACTCTGCCATCACTCCATATTAGTTGCCTAATTTCAAAGATAATTACTGAGTCGTCCTCGATACGATACTGTAAATCTAATTCATCCCTTAGGTGCTCTGCTGGGCGGCGTTTTTCCATGAAAAATTCCATACACCGTCTAATATTTGCTATCTCAATATTGTTAAACGCCATATTTCCTCCTAAAACGTGTCGTCAGGCCATTTCGTTATACAAAGCGCATCATCATCTGAACAACAACACCAATAATTTTACAGTTGCCATTGATCGTAATAGCCGGGTAAGCAGGATTTAGTGCTTTAAGATATTTAGCACCATCCAAGACAAGTTTTTTGAATGTTGCTTCATTTGTTTCAGTCAGTTTAGCTATCACCAAACTTCCATTTATAGGCTCTCTTCCTGTATCAACTAGAACCAATGATCCTTCAGGAATACTGATACCCGTTGGCGCTGTCATTGAATCACCTTCAACCTTAAGCCAAAAAGCAGATCCCTGAACAGCAACTTCAGACTCGTACCATTCGTCAATCTCACTCAACGTATATGGTTCACAGGCTTCAGTCCAATTCCCCGCCTGAACAAAGCTAATAACGGGGTATTTGGGGGCTGGTCGATAAGGCCTTGGGTTGCTAACATTTGCATCAAATCCTTTTGATAACTCTGTTATTTCTTTAGCTAAGGATGGGCTAAACTCAGATATTGATACTTGTAGTTTTTTAGCAAAAACAGAGGCAATTTGTAAGTTAAGAGCATTTCGCCCATTAAGATAATGGCCAACGGCTCCTTGACTAATATCTAGTTCATCAGCTATTTGCTGCTGAGTTAGATTAAGCTCTTTTTTCTTTAACTCATACAAAGCTTTCAACCTATAGCAGTCTTCAAGCTGTTCTGTCGTCAGTTTTTTCTCTAATTTCATGAATACATCCTAATACTATTAATATTAATATTCCAATACTGTAGGTATTGATTATAATAATATCTATAGTATTATTCTGTTTATGGAGGCATTAAATGCAAAAAGAACTTTTATCCGAGTTTGTTAGAAAAAATGGGCAAGGAAGAACTGCAGAGCTACTTGGCGTACATCAAACTGCAATTAGCCAAGCTTTACGAAAAGGGCGAATTATTTACATTTCCACTAATGGCTTAGGAGGGTATGAAGCTGAAGAAATAAAGCCATTTCCAAACAAAATCAAGGAGCAATTAGGTGCACCAAATCAATATGCCGATGCCTGATCACTACTTTCCTGATGATGCTAAGTGGATTCAGGAACAACTCACGAAGTTAAGCCCAAGCATGAGGCAAAAGGCATTAGTTAAATATTCAGAAGTGTATCAAACGGAATGGGAACGAGAACAAGTTCCCTACCGTAAAGACAACAAAGCTCGTCATGAGGCTAACGTGAGATTAAGAGAGTTCATAAAGCGTTATCAGAGAGCAATGCAAGGTTATACAGCAAAGCCGTTATCGATTTAACAGTGATTGGATTTAGGAGATGTTGGAAGTTAAGACGTTTAGCCGTCTAGATTGTTTTCTGGGGAAGAGGGGAAAACTTTCTAGGGGGGAAAGGGGGGTGATCTTTGAAAGGGGTGTTAGGGAAGGCACAGCCAAGGGAGTGAGTAGATCTTAAATATAGATCTCTATAGGAGTTAAAAAGCCAATAGCCGTTTAGACGTCCAGATAAAAATAAATCCCTTCCTTTGGCAGTGCTAATTATCAAATGAGGAAACCGATGTTAACAATCACACCAAATTTTGCACAGGAACGCGGATTGACGATGTTACGTCAGGCATGGAAGCAAAATAGAACATTCATGATTTATAGCCCAACAGGAAGCGGAAAAACGGCATTAGCTGCGTTTATTACTGATGGACATATTCAGCGTGGAATGAGAGTGATGTTTCTTGTTCCTTACACAATTTTGATTGATCAAACAGCCAGTCGTTTTATTGAGTATGGCTTGCCAGCCGAAGAGATTAGCTATGTATGGCGCGATCATCCTAATTACGATCCGACCCGTTTAATTCAAATTGCATCAGCAGATACCGTTATTCGTAGAGATTTTCCAGACAGCATCGATTTACTCATTATCGATGAGGCGCATTTACGCCGTAAGAAAATATTAGAAGTGATCAGTGAAAGTGAATTCAAGGTAATTGGTTTGTCCGGTACGCCTTTTGCACCATTCCTTGGTCATTACTACGAAACACTAATCAAGCCCACCACCATGAAAGAGTTAATCAAGCGTGGTGATTTAAGCTCATATGAGTTCTATGCACCAACTAAACCAGACTTATCAAAAGTAAAATCGTCCAGCAACGCAGAGTTCGGCAGTGATTACAAAGAAGCTGAAATTGCTGAAATTATGAGTGGTGCTGATTTGGTGGGGGATATTGTTGATAACTGGTTGGTGAATGGTCGAAACCTACCTACGATTTGCTTTTGCGTCACAGTCAGTCATGCCAATTTTGTCACCGTCGAATTTAATCGTGCAGGTGTGAATGCTGAGGTGATCACTGCAGATACGCCACATGATGAGCGTCAGATCATTATTCATCGGTTTGAGCAAGGCGCGACCAAGGTGCTTGTGAGCGTGGGAACATTGATTGCCGGCTTTGATAGTGATGTCCGTTGCATTATTTACACCCGTCCAACTAAATCAGAGATTCGTTGGTGTCAGGCTATTGGAAGAGGATTACGTACCGCACCAGGAAAAGAGACTTGCCTTATTTTTGATCACTCCGGCTCAGTTCACCGCTTAGGTTATCCCGATGATATTGAATATGACGAACTGCCTACCAAAAACGACGGTATGAGTGAATCTTCGTCTAGCAGAGAGCAAGAAAAACGAGAGAAGAAACCGAAAGAATGTTCCTCTTGCCATTACATGAAACCTGCAGGTGTTTATGTTTGCCCTAAATGTGGGTTTAAACCTTTAGTGGGTGAAGATATCGATGTTGATACTAGCCGAAACATTAAAAAACTGAATAAAAAAGAGCGCACTTACACTCGAGAAGATAAGCAAAGCTGGTGGTCTCAATTGAAATACTACCAGAATCAGCGTGCGACACAGGGCAAGCCCATCAGTGATGGCTGGGTTGCTAATACCTTCAAGGATAAATTTTGTGTATGGCCACAAGGTTTTCACAATACGCCACAAGAAATCACACCTGAAGTGAGTAATTTCATTAAATACAAACAAATCGCCTTTGCTAAGTCTCGCAAGAAGGCGCAAGTCAATATTCAAAATTTACGCACTCAAATTAGCCACCAGCCACAGCAAGGAGGTTTACTGTGAATACAATTGATGCCGTAAAAGGGCAATGGGCAAAAATATTTGCACATTATGGGTTACCTCCTATAACAGGGCGTAAGCACTTTAAAGGGAAATGCCCTATCTGCGGACAAAAAGGAAAGTTTCGTATTGATGATAAAGACGGGCGAGGAACCTACATCTGTACGTGTGGTTCGGGTAACGGTTTTCAATTGTTAGAAAGAACACAAGGCAAAGACTTTAAAACATTAGCAGATGAAATTGATGTGTTGATTGGTAATCAGCGAGAAAAAGAAGCTATTTTGCCAACTAAAATAAATAAGAATAATTTATTCCAACGTATTACGGGCTGTTATTCCAAACTACCCATACTTAAAAATACACCAGCCATGCAGTATTTGCAGAATCGAGGTGTTTTTGAGTTACCACTTGATAACGTCCGTTATTGTGATCATCAACCTGTTCGTAATAGTTCTGACAAATTTCAAGCTATCTGGTCACTAGCTACTGATGCTAAAGGGCAACTCTGTTATTTACATAGAACGTATTTACAAGGGGATAAAAAAGCACCTCTTGATATTGTGAAGAAAATGACTGCTGTGCAGGAAGATAACTATTTAGAGTATGCAGAATCTGTCGCGATAAGAATGTTTCCTGTCGATACCACACTTGGCATAGCTGAAGGTATCGAGACGGCACTTTCTTGTAAGCAACTCTATGGTGTAAATACTTGGTCGGTCATCAATACTAACTTCATGAAAAAATTTAAAGCACCGAAGGGGGTGACCCACCTTGTTATCTTTACAGATATGGATTGGAATGCGGCAGGTCATGCTGCAGCTATGGAGTGCGCACATAAAAACCTACTTTCTAATAATGATGTAGAAACGGTCAGTGTGAGATGGCCTGATAATGATGATTTTAATGACATGCTAACAGAAGCTTGTGAGGTAAGAGAGTTAGTATTTTCAAGACAACATAAGGAAGTGGCGTAATGCGTGATATACAACAGGTATTAGAAAGATGGGGTGCATGGTCGGTAGATAATACAGAGTCGGTTCAATGGTATTCGATTGCTGCGGGATTTAGTGGATTAATACCAAGCAAGGTTAAAGCTCGTCCTCAATGCTGTGAAGACGATGCAATAATTATTTCTAGTTGTATGGCGCAATTGAATAAAAAGAATAGTGATATGCATGATCTATTGCTTGATTATTACTTATTCGGAATGACATTTATGCAACTTGCTAACAAGCACAATTGTTCTGATGGGCATATAGGTAAAAAATTACAAAAGGCAGAAGGAATAATAGAAGGTATGTTAATGATGCTAGATGTTTCCTTAGAAATGGATCGATATGTAGAAAAAATCATATAAAAACTTTACGTACGTAAAAATGATGATATTGTGATAAGACTGACATCAAGGTCAACTAGCTTATGAACCTCATTTAAAGTGAGGTTTTGTGTTTTTATTGGTTATTCTCTTTGTCTGCGCTTTTAATTTTTAAAATGAAATAGCTTCATATTAAATATGAAATAGTTTCAATATCCATTTTTTTTATTAATGCTATGTTTGGTAGCAAAATTCTTAATAAGAAAATATAGGATATATTGAATGAGCACTAACATCCCTCCATTTAAAGCTGATGTCGTTGGTAGTTACCTTCGACCTGAATATCTACATAAAGCGCGTAGCGATTATGCTAATGGCACTATTTCTAGCCATGAATTAAAAAAAATAGAAGATAAAGCAATCATTGAGTTAGTAGAAAAGCAGAAAAAAGCCGGATTACATGTTATTACCGATGGTGAGTTTCGTCGTAGCTGGTGGCATTTAGACTTTATGTGGGGATTAAACGGCGTTGAAAAAGCCTTTTTATCTAAAGGATATTCATTCGATGGTATTGAAACTCGTCCAGAGACGGCTCGATTAACAGGGAAAATCTCTGGAAATAACCACCCTTTTATTGAACATTTTTCATTTTTGTTGAAATTTGCTGAAGATAATATTGTTCCTCGTTTAACGATCCCAGCACCAGCTCAATTTTTCAAAGAGCTTTATCGGCCAGAGAATTTAGATAGCACTAATGTAATTTATTCTTCAAAAGATGAGTTAATTAACGATATTATTGGTGCTTATCAAGAGTTCATAAAAGAGTTATATCTTGTAGGGTGTCGTAATTTGCAATTAGATGATTGTACTTGGGGCATGATGGTTGATTCTCGATATCACAACTCAGGTATTGCTGAGAGCGAAAGTGTAAATAGTTGCTCATGCCATTCAGATCATACTGTAATAAGCAATGATATAAACTCATTAGCGGAAACGCTTGTTTATTTGAATAATGAAGCTATTAAAAACGCACCATCAGATTTAGTGTTAACAACGCATGTTTGCCGAGGTAATTATCGCTCTACATGGGCAGCTAGTGGTGGCTATGGACCGATTGCTGAGATCCTTTTTGGAAGAGAAAATGTATCAGCATATTATTTAGAGTTTGATACAGATAGAGCTGGTGATTTCTCCCCGTTATCTTATGTTTCAGGCAATAAAAAAGTTGTTCTGGGATTAATTTCTTCAAAAACTGGAGAGTTAGAGAGTAAACAAAAAGTAATAGAGCGAATCTATGAAGCTAGTAAGTTCGTACCATTAGATCGACTATGTTTAAGTACTCAATGTGGATTTGCATCAACTGAAGAAGGGAATGCATTAACTGAAGAGCAACAATGGGATAAAATTGCATTAGTAAAAGAGATTGCTCAAGAAGTCTGGAAATATTAATCCCACAGACTGAAAACGTTATTACTCATAAGACTCTATATATCGTGAGATTATTGATAGTTTTTTCAAAACCTCGTTTGGCGAGGTTTTTGTTATTTGTGTAATACTTATCTTTGTGGGTAAGTATTAATGGTGTTATCGGTTGTATCGTTATAATTCTTTTGCTAATTTTAAAAAACATAATAATGAAACTAAACATGGAATGAGCGATGGACTACTATTTAACAAACGCAATAAATGGTATAGGGTTCACATTACATAAAGACGCTTGTAAAAAAGTTCTTTTAACCGAGAGACGATTTTATCTTGGATACTATTTTGGAGAATATAATGCTATCCAAGAAGCAAAAAGAGTCACTTCTGGTATGGTGGTTCTTTGCTCTGAATGCATGAAAAAACCACAATAAAACCACTATGAACTCGAATGGCTCAGTAGTATGTGATCTAATAGTAAGTATAATTTAACTAATTAACATATTATCTCTTTGTGTACACAAAAACAGGAGGTATTTATGTATCGTTATTATGTTCACACATCCACTGACAACCATGGAGATTATGAAGTGCATAAAGAAGGTTGTAGTCATTTACCTACTATATTAAATAGAGAGTATTTAGGATTATTTTCTAATTGCACACAGGCTGTTGCTCAAGCAAAGGCTAAAGGTTATAAAACTGCGGATGGTTGTTATTGGTGCTGTCAGGCATGCCATAGATCATAAATAAAAGTGTGTGAGTTAATTAAAGATCGCCTAGGCGGTCTTTTTTATTATCTAAAATAAGGAACGAAATTATGTACGCACTTAAATTAATTACTGAACGTGAAGGTCGTAAAGTGGAAGAAGTCCACTGCTTAGGAGAAATGTACCGCCTAGAGTTTTACCCAGAATCAGAAAATAAAGATATCGTGGCGCGGGTTGAACACACAAAGAAAGATGCTATCCCTTCATTTGATATTAAGCGTACAGATCATGCTTACATTACGACAGTAACAGGTGATACTGTTCGGGTTATTTCCAGAGGCAGAAAAGCTTGCCAGTAAGGTCATTTCGGTGGCTTTTTTTATTTCTACCATTTTGTTGATATCACCGAAATGGTTTCGTATATGCTCCTTTAGTTTCAATATGGTAGAACGGCTATCTTCGGATGGACGGCTTGGGTTCGAATCCCGAAAGGAGCCTCACTTATGCCGACCACAGAATCAATCACAACACCTCACGTTCACACAAGAGCTGTGCGTGGCATCCTATTAACTAATTCCTCCAAATAGGGGGTGAGTATGAGTCATATGAAAGAAACCCCTGAGTTTTGGGATCAAGTATTCCAAGTTATCGACGCCCATAAGGAACAAGGCATTAGCGCAGCGCTAGCAACTAGCATGGCTATTCTACGTGGTAAATACAACGGAGGTGGCTGGAGGAAAACGTTATTTGATGGTGCCATGTGTGCGTTGTTTGCATGGTTTGTAAAGGACCTCTTAACGCTACTTGGACTTAATCATGAATTGGCATATCTGGCTAGTGTATTCATTGGGTATGTCGGTGTGGATGGATTAAGTAAACTCATTAAGGGTAAGGCAGGACTGAAAAATGACTAAACCAGCACGCGGTGAACGCAATAACAACCCAGGCAACATTGACTATAACCCACGTAATAAATGGAAAGGTTTAGTCGGAATTGAAACGGGAGTTCCTAACCCTCGATTCTGTGTCTTTGAGTCGCCTGAGTATGGCATCAGAGCAATTTATAAACTAACTCAAACATATCAACGTAAATATGGTTTGAACTCAGTATCAGCAATTATTAATAAGTATGCACCGCCAGTTGAGAACAACACGAATGGTTATGTTAGCCGTGCATCAAAAGAGATTGGTGTTGGTATTAATGACAAGATAGATACTCAATCAAAGTCAGTTGCTATCTCTTTAGCAAAAGCAATCGTGGGCGTTGAGTTGGGCTATCAACCGTATTCACAAAAAGTCTTTGAAGATGCTTGGTTGTTACTTTAACTCAATAATTAATCCTATCTCATAGCCTCGCATTTGCGGGGCTTTTTTGTATCCACGTTTTACGCACACCGAAAGTGCAAATCACATCGAGCCAATATTTAGGTAATGAGCCTTTGAGGGGATCAGTTAAAGCTGGTGTCGCTTCGATGGGCTGATTTCCTATTTCGGCAAAGGTTCATTACTAAATAAGGTAGACACTATGACTAATACAATTACTGTTCCATTTTATGATAACGAGCTTTATGTTGTTGAGCATAACAATGAGCCGTATGTTCCCATGAAGCCAATAATTGAAGGTATGGGATTAAATTGGGCATCACAGTTTACTAAGTTAAAAAACGCTTTAGTAAAGGTATTGTGGAAATCGCAATACCTTCTAAGGGTGGTGAGCAATCAATGATTTGCCTACAACTTAGAAAACTTTCAGCTTGGATGCTGACTATTTACCCTAACAAAGTTAAACCTGAAATTAGAGGTAACGTTATTCGATTTCAGGATGAATGCGATGATGTCCTTTATCAATATTGGACAGAAGGGGTGGTTGTTAACCCTCGCAAGTTAAGCGTGATGGAACAACTCAATGAAGCTTGTGCTGATTTTAAAAGAGATGAAGCGATTGCGAGTAAGTTTGGCAAAGGGTTAAACGCTTGGAAGGATGTTAAGCCTCAACATGAAAATAAAATTCAGAGCCTAAAAGAAAAAGCAGGGGAAATGGTACTTGATTTTATTTTGATGGAAACGGGTAAAGGTAAAATAACGAGGGGTAGTTGTGAATAAGTTAAAGCCCTGGTTTCCCATTTTATTATGGGGAGCTTTGTGTGTTGCTCTATTCTTTTCAACCAAAGAAATGATTGAGCTTGGTAAAGAGAATAAAGAGCTAAAGAAAACAAACGACTCTCTTGTGGTTGAAATGGCCGATTACGAAAAGCGCATTAACTCACTTCATGAACTTGATACAACACACACGATGGAACTCACAAATGCAAAAGCTGAAATTGATAGGTTGCGCGTTAGTGCTGGGCGTAATCCTGACAGGGTGTACATCAAAGCCGAATGTCCAAAGAGCGCTACCACTTCCACCTCCGGCGTGGCTAATGCAACCACCGCCCGACCTACAGACACCGCTATCAGAAATTATTGGTTACTCCGAGAGCGAATTGCAGAATCAGAGCAAGTGATATTGGGATTACAGGATTATATTAGGACGGAGTGTGTGAACTAAAAAAAGCCCTACGTAGGGTACGAGGGCAAACTAACAAGATATCAATTAAAGTATAGCGATGTTTACTTAGTATAGCTTAGGTAAATATATATACCAGATTGATTATTCTTATCTATCTCCTACCTAAATAAACAGCGCAATATAAAAATAACCCTGTGAGTTTGAGCTCCCACAGGGCTTTCACTAGTATGTGTGAAAACAATAGATTACCAATATCCACTAAGCCAATCTGTTAATAATCAACGTAAGTTTTTAAAAAACAATCTTTCTTTGCCTGTTTGTCGTAGAGCAAGTTACATGGCGGTAGATCATTATCGTCGAAGTTCTCAAGCAAGTAGAAAAGGGCGAATGTTTGACGACTGCTTACATATTGCCAAAGTATGGGCGAATAAATTTGCTAAGGATATGATAAAAATATTTATATCTAGCGCGTTGTTATTTAGACATATTCTGTAAAAATAATAAGTTAACACAGGTTATTCAGCTATATTGGGTATGATTATTTTTTTAATTAATTATTTTAATGGATTTTATTTTCGTTTGTTCTTTGAGTCAGATTTTGTAGTGGCGAGGGAAATCAAGAATACAATAGCGATAATTGTGTATAAAAAATACATAATACCTCCTCGTTTGAATGTGTGTCAGAGAGGCTTTATTATTGATGTAAGGTCATTCGGGAAATAAACATCTATAACAAAAAACTAGCATTCTCACATAAGAATATAAGCCTATATATTAACATTAAAAGTAATTATCGAGAGTGATGTGAGTCTAATTTATATCATGAGTGTAAATTATTTATTTATTAATCATTTGGTTACAGTGAAATAACATGCTGTAATTATCCATTACAAAGAATTGATTTTTTATTAAATTAATAGATGTAATTATAGTAATTAAATTCAATAAATATCATGTATTGAGAGGCGTTGATAGAGTTTATAGAGATAGCCATCAGTTAATAGCTGGTGGCTTTTTTATTGGAGAAGATTATGTCAGATAAAAAAGAGATAGGTGAGTTGATCTACAAAGTCTCAGTAGATACAACTGAGTTAGATAAGTTAGAAGAACAACTCACTCGCATTAAACAACTGATGCAAGATGTGGGTATCAATATCAGCATTAAATCAAAGCAAAGTAACGATTTATTTATTGCAGGCTTAGGTAATTGTTTTATTAAAGATGCTGTTATTGATTCACCAAAAATTAAATTTAGTGCGTCAGGTGATGCGGTATTTAGTGGTGTAATTACTGGCGGTAAGTTAGAACCAGACATCAAGCATTTTCGCAAGCCATAAGTGATTTAAATAACAGAACGTGGTGTGGTCAGAAGTAAAGGTGAGAAATCCCACCTTTAAAATCAATGAGGATTATTCTCCTCTTTAGGTTATAGGAGATCACATGCCACCTCGTATACCTCGCGCGTGTCGTAAACAGGGATGCGCCAAGACAACAACAGAACGTAACGGTTACTGTGAAGATCATCAGAACTTAGGATGGGAAACCCACCAGCGTGGTAAGTCTCGTCATCAACGTGGTTACGGTACCCAATGGGATAAGTTACGAGCTCGTATACTCAAGCGTGATAAGTATCTCTGTCAAGAATGCTTAAGAGCAGGACGAGCCACTGAAGCAAAAACGGTTGACCACATCATTGCTAAAGCACATGGGGGTACCGATGCAGAAGATAACCTACAAAGCCTGTGCTGGCCCTGTCATAGAACTAAGACAGCAAAGGAAGGGAAATAATTCCGTAGCTTAAAGCAACCCTATTATTCATAGGGGAGGGGCGGGTAAAATCCCTACCACTCTCGCCACCTAGGACCGCCCCCTTAAGTCAATTTTTATACCCGCGAAAAATGAAATTAAAACTGGCTAATTGTTTAGCCATATTTATGCATCGGATCCTGAATTATTTGGAGGTTTATTTATGGCTGGCACTCCGGGCAAATCTGGTCGTCGCCCGAAGCCTACCGCCAGAAAAGAATTGGCCGGTAATCCAGGGAAACGAGCGCTCAATAAAGACGAGCCGGTGTTCACACCATTAAAAGGTGTGACGCCACCAGATTGGTTTACCGAAAACAAACTAGAGCTTGCTGTTGTTATGTGGGAAGTCACGATCAAGGAGCTTTGTGGTCAAGGCATATTATGTATTACTGATCTCGCTGTGCTTGAACGTTGGTGTGTCGCCTATCATATTTGGCGTAATGCGGTAATTGCGATCATGCGTGATGGTACTCGCTTAATTGGTGCCACGGGAGGACCAATAAAAAACCCTGATTTAACGACAAAAAAAGAACAAGAAAGTGAAATGGATCGCACGGGCGCAATGCTGGGTTTAGATCCAAGTAGTCGTCAGCGATTAATTGGTCTTGCGGGGCAAAAAAAGCAAGATAACCCCTTTATGAGGATTATTTCATCATGAGCCGTAAATCTTACCCGAACGTCAATGCGGCAAATCAATATGCGCGTGATGTGGTGCGTGGCAAGATTGTGGTATGTCAGTATGTAATTGATGCCTGCCAGCGACATATTGATGATATGGCGCAAGAGAAATCGCGAAAATTTCGCTATCGATTTGATAAGGATTTAGCTGAGCAAGCTGCAAAGTTTATTCAGTTATTGCCACACACCAAAGGTGAGTGGGCATTTAAACGAATGCCTATTACGCTTGAACCTTGGCAGCTATTTATCGTTTGTAGTGCATTTGGGTGGGTTCAAAAAGGAACAAAACTTCGTCGCTTTCGTGAAGTATATACCGAAATTCCGCGTAAAAATGGGAAATCAGCTATTTCCGCAGGCGTTGCGCTGTATTGCTTTACTTGTGATAACGAATTTGGTGCGGAGGTTTATTCTGGTGCCACGACAGAAAAACAAGCATGGGAAGTATTTAGACCAGCTAAGTTGATGTGTAAGCGCACTCCGTTGTTAACCGAGGCATTTGGCATTGAGGTTAATGCAAAAAACATGAATCGCCCTGAAGATGGGGCGCGTTTTGAACCGCTGATTGGTGACCCAGGTGATGGTCAGTCTCCACATTGTGCAATCGTGGATGAATACCATGAGCATGATAGTGACTCCCTTTACACAACGATGCTAACCGGAATGGGTGCAAGACGTCAGCCGTTGATGTGGGCTATCACAACAGCGGGTTATAATATCGAAGGACCTTGTTACGATAAGCGCCGTGAAGTGATCGAAATGCTCAATGGAACAGTGCCTAATGATGAATTATTTGGTGTCATTTATACCGTTGATGAAAAAGATGATTGGACTGATCCGAATACACTAAAGAAAGCTAATCCCAATATGGGGGTTTCTGTTTATAGTGAGTTTCTTATTAGTCAGCAAAATAGAGCTAAAAACAACCCTCGATTAGCCAGTATTTTCAAAACTAAACATTTAAATATTTGGGTTTCTGCTCGCTCGGCTTTCTTTAACATGTTGAGTTGGCGAGCGTGTGAGGATAAAACACTCACGTTAGAGATGTTTGAAGGTCAGTATTGCTATCAAGGTCTTGACTTAGCTAGAAAAATCGATATGAATTCGCGGGTAAAGTTGTTTACTCGTGAAATAGAAGGCAAGCGTCATTATTACTGCATTTCACCCAGTTTTTATGTGCCTTACAATGCAGTTTTTAGTGCTGATATTGAAAATCAGCGTACTGCAGAACGATTTAAAAAATGGGTAGAAACAAAACATTTAACCCTCACTGATGGTGCGGAGATTGATTACCGCGTTATTTTGGAAGATGCAATAGCAGATAATCTCAATACACCCATTAGTGAAAGTCCAATTGATCCTCATGGAGCAACTAACTTATCGCATCATTTAGCCGATGAGGGGCTAAACCCTATCACAATCGTTCAAAACTACACAAATATGTCAGATCCAATGAAAGAGCTTGAAGCTGCAATTGCTTCTGGGCGCTTTCATCATGATGGTAATCCGATTATGACATGGTGTATGGGGAATGTGGTTGGTAAATATCTACCAGGTAATGACGATGTGGTGAGACCCATTAAAGAGCAGAACGAGAACAAAATTGACGGTGCAGTTGCATTAATTATGGCAATTGGGCGAGCAATGCTACATGAAGAGCGTGACTTCCTTTCCTCTTTAGATCCTAACGAAGACCTTTTATTCCTATGAAAAACTTATTACTTGATATCACTGCACTGGCTGGTGTTGGTGCGGTTATGGCGGGGTGTTATCTAAAATATGGTGTTGCTAACACGCTGATTATCGGTGGTTGCATTGCAATAACCTATGCTTTGGCGGTAGCTATGAGGGGGAAACGTGTTAATTGATGCTCTATTTCGCAACGACTCACCCAGTTTAGAGAACCCTAACACACCGATTACGGCTGACTCTATTGATAATGACGGATTATTTACGGCTGATGTATATGTTAGCCCTGAAACATCCATGAAATTAGCCGCAGTCTATGCCTGTATTTATGTGCTTTCATCGTCTATTGCCCAGATGCCACTGCATGTAATGCGAAAGTCGGGTAATAGGGTAGAAACTGCGCGTGATCATCCTTTGTTTTATTTAGTTCATGATGAGCCTAACGAGTGGCAAACCAGTTATAAGTGGCGCGAAACAAAAGAGCGTCATGTGTTGGGTTGGGGAAATGGTTATACCCAAGTTATTCGTAACCGAAAAGGCGAGGTGACAAACCTAGAAGCCTGTATGCCGTGGGAAACCACACTGCTTAATACCGGTGGTCGATACACTTACGGCGTTTATAACGAATTGGGTAACTTTGCTATTAGCCCCGATGACATGATCCATATTCGGGCGTTAGGGAATAATCAAAGAATGGGGATCAGCCCAATCATTCAACATGCGGAAACCATCGGCATGGGTATGTCCGGGCAGAAATACACAAGTTCGTTTTTCGGTGGTAATGCTCGTCCGGCAGGTATCGTCTCAGTGAAGGGTGATTTACAGAAAGACGGCTGGGAGCGACTGAAAGATATGTGGCAAAAAGCTTCCCGAATGTTACGAAGTCAAGAAAATAAAACCATGCTTTTACCTGCCGATCTGGATTACAAGGCGCTGACGGTTTCTCCTGTTGATGCTCAATTGATTGATATGTTGAAACTGAATCGCTCAATGATTGCAGGGATCTTCAATGTGCCAGCTCACATGATTAACGACCTCGAAAAAGCCACTTTCTCAAACATCTCAGAACAATCCATTCAGTTTGTACGGCATACCATCATGCCATGGGTAGTGAACTGGGAGCAGGAATTAAATCGACGCTTGTTTACTCGACAAGAGCGAGTGGCCGGCTTTTATGTGCGATTTAATTTAGCGGGGTTGTTGCGAGGGACACCGAAAGAGCGAGCCGATTTTTATCATTTTGCCATTACAGATGGTTGGATGAGTCGTAATGAGGCGCGTGCCTTTGAGGATATGAATCCTGTTGATGGCCTTGATGAAATGTTAGTGAGCGTCAATGCCACTCAGTCCGCAGGGGGAAAAACAGAAGAATCGAAAGGGGATAACGATGAGCAGTGAAAAAGAAACACGATGTTATGTCGGTGAGGTTCGGGCGGAAGCAGGAGAAGAAAATAAACCGACACATATCGTGGGTTTAGGCTCTGTTTTCGATTCCCGATCTGAGCTTATTTATGGGTTCCGTGAAATCATTAAACCGGGCGCATTTGATGATGTACTCAATGATGATGTGCGCGGGTTATTTAATCACGATCCAAATTATATTTTAGGGCGAACAACCGCAGGCACATTATCGCTTAGCGTCAATGAACGTGGGCTTGTTTACGATATTACGGCACCTGATACACAAACCATTCGTGATTTAGTGTTGGCACCGATGCAACGTGGCGATATCAATCAAAGTTCTTTTGCCTTTCGTGTCGCGCGGGATGGTGAAGACTGGTACCAAGATGATGAAGGTGTCGTTATTCGTGAGATAACACGATTTTCTCGACTCTATGATGTTAGCCCTGTCACCTATCCGGCGTATCAAGATGCAGACTCTGCGGTTCGCTCAATGAATGCATGGAAAGAAGCCAGAGACAGTGGCGATCTCCAAAAAGCAATTAATCAAAAATTGGCGCGTGAGCGTCTTATGACTTTACTCAATGCATAAGGTAATACTATGACTATGAAGCTTCATGAATTAAAACAAAAACGTAACACTATCGCGATTGATATGCGCGCCATTCACGAAAAAGTGGGTGATGGTGTGATGACTGAAGAGCAACGCACTCAATGGAATAAAGCGCAAACTGAACTTGAAAATTTAGATGCTCAGATTCAGCGTGAAGAGCAACTACGCTCATTAGATCAAGATTTGGTTGATGACAAAGAGAAAGAACAGCGTGGTCAACAACCGAATAACCCTGAAACAGAGCAAGCAGAGCGTCGCAATCAAGCGTTTGACCGCTTCCTGCGCTGTGGTTTTGGTGAACTTACTGCTGAAGAGCGTCAAGCGGTAAAAGAGATCCGCGCTCAAGGCACCTCACCTGATGAAAAAGGGGGTTACACTGTTCCTACTCAGATGTTAAATAAGATTGTTGATCAAATGAAAGCCTATGGTGGTATCGCAAGTGTGGCTCAAATTTTATCAACTGCCACCGGTCAAGATATTACGTGGTCAACATCTGATGGTACTAATGAAGAAGGTGAATTACTGGGCGAAAATACCGCAGCAGGTGAGCAAGATGTTGAGTTTGGCACCGCCATTTTAGGGGCCAAAAAATTAACATCGAAAATCATCCGTGTATCCAATGAGCTACTGCAAGATAGTGGTGTGGATATTCAAGCCTATTTGGCTTCGCGTATTGCTCAACGCATTGGTCGTGGTGAAGCAAAATACTTAATTAAAGGTACTGGTACAGGAACACCTCAACAGCCTTCAGGTTTGGAAACTGCGGTGACAGGCACGGTTGAGGCATCAGGTGCATCATTAAACTGGAAAGATATTGCCGAATTAGAGCATGCGATTGATCCTGCTTACCGCAATAGCCCTAAATTCCGTCTTGCCTTTAATGATGATACGTTGAAAAACCTAAAATTAATGGAGGATGCGCAAAAGCGTCCTTTATGGCTTCCGTCTATTTCAGGTGTTGCACCGGCACAAATTTTAGGTATGCAATATGTTGTGGATCAGGCCATCGACAAAATGGAAGCGGGTAAAAAATTCATCTTCTGTGGTGACTTTGACCGCTTCATTTTACGCCGTGTTACCTACATGACGTTAAAACGTTTGGTTGAACGTTATGCTGATTATGACCAAACTGCGTTCTTAGCCTTCCATCGTTTTGACTGCGTACTTGAAGATACTTCTGCAATTAAAGCGCTGGTGGGTAAAAGCGCGACAAAATAGTTTTAAATAACACTGAGTCAATCAAGTACCGCTTAATTGCGGTTTTTTTGTGCCTGCGATCTGGATGGTCGCAGGTATTGGGGGATTTATGCCACTACCCACACTGGAAAAATTGAAGCGACAATGCCGTATTGATGATGACTACACGTTAGAAGATGAGTTATTAATACAATATCTTGGGGCATCGAAAAAACGGGCGGAAACCTATATCAATCGTACATTATACGAAAATGATGTACCTGAAAATGATCCTGACGGTTTAATTATTACCTCTGATATTGAATTAGCGTTAATGATTGCAGTGAGCTATTTCTATGAATACAGAGAAAGCGCGTCGATACCTTCTGCATTCTATGCCCTACTCGATCCTTACCGTTATATCAATTTATAAGGTGTGTTATGAAAATAGGTAAGCTTCGACATCGTATTACTTTTCAAAAATATGTATCAGAACGGTTACCATCAGGCCAACCCCACAACAAATGGATTGATATTGCGACAACGTGGACCGAAGTAAAATATCTTTCTGGTCGTGAGCTGATATCCGCTAATGCTGAAATGTCAGAGGTTACTGTTAGAGTGTGGATGCGTTATCGACCTGATATTAACAGTACCTGCAGAATGGTTTGGCGTGAGCAAATTTATGACATTCAGTCAGTCATCCCTGATGAGAAATTGACTCGATTAGAATTGCTATGCAAACAAGGAGTAAAACAATCATGAATTTGGATTTCTCCGATCTACTCGACTTATCAAGAGAGTTAGATGTTTTAAGCCGAGCTGAAAGTCATCAAGCGATGCGAAAAGCAACCAATGCGGCCGCAACGTTATTACGTGATGAAATCAGAACGTCCGCACCACGAAAGACGGGAAAATTAGCACGAAATATAGTGACCCGTAATCACAGAATGCGCAATAAAGGTGAGGTTTCTTCGGGCGTTTATGTTCGAGGGAGTAACGCATCAGGCACAAACAGCGATACCTCTATGAAAAGTGATCATCCTAACAATGCCTTTTATTGGCGCTTTCTTGAAGAGGGTACTTCTAAAATGGCGCCAAGGCCTTTTATACGTCCCACTTTTGATCGTGAATCGGATAAGGCAGCCAATTTAGCCATTAGCGAATTAAATAGAGCGATTGATGAGGCGCTAGGAAAATGACAGAGGCGGATATCTACGCAATTTTATCACCCGTATTACCTGATAAAGTTTTTCCGTATGTTGCTCCACAATCAAGCCCTGCAATAACAGCGCCTTGGTGTGCCTTCTCTTTGTACGATGTCAAAGGCGATGTACTGAAGGGGCAAGCCGAAACGATGACAAATATTCAGGTTGATGTTTATGCCGATACGATTGATGAGGCGAGAACGCTTCGCTTGTTATTTGCTAACGCCTTAACAAAATTAAGCCCTGTTGAAATTTCAGAAAAACAAGGCTACGAGCCTGATACAGGATTGTTTAGAGCAACATTTGAATGCCAAGTTTGGCAATAGCATCGCCTTATTATTCACACTAAAGCCACCTTCGGGTGGTTTTTTTATGCCAATAGGAAATGAGCATGTCTAGTAAATATGAAAAAACACAAGGCACTAAAATCAGTGTCTCGAAATTACCTGCAACGGAAGTTAACCCTGCTGATGCGGTATTTTTAGGGATTTCTTGTTCAACAAAAGAGATCAGTTATACCGGTGGGCAGAAATCAGATATTGATGTCACCACGCTCTGCTCTGAGGAGCAAGAAGTTACCAATGGATTATCTGCACCTGCAGAGCTCACCATTAATGGTAATTTCACCGATGATGAAGGCCAAGAAACATTACGTACCGCGTATGAAAATGATGAAGTTCATGCCTTTAAAGTGGAGTTCCCTTCAGGGATTGGCTATGCCTTTTTAGCTGAAGTGCGTCAAAACAGTTGGAGTGTTTCTACTTCGGGTGTGGTTTCTGCTTCATTTACCCTACGTTTAAAAGGTAAATCTAAGCCGATTAAAAACGGGACTGTTAATTTAAATGAAGGTAGCGAATAACCATGAAAAAACCGTCATTAAAATCACTGGCTTTAAGTGAAAAGAATGCCTTTCGCACAAAGAAAGTGAATGTTGCTGAATGGGAAAATGCGGTTGTCATGCTTCGTGAACCGTCATCACCTGCATGGATGAAGTGGCGTGAAATTATTCATCATGATAATGCTGAAGATGAACATTCGTTATCTGACATTGAAATTGCACAACGTAATTTACGTGCCGATGTTGTGATGTTTATTGATGTGTTGCGTGATGAAAACGGGGATGTTGTTTTTGATGAATCAGACATCAACGATGTGATGGCTATTTATGGCCCTGTGCATTCTCGTTTATTAAAACAAGCGCTCGATTTAACTATTTCGGTTGATGATGCAGAAAAAAAGTAGCCCAGCCTGATACTTTCTTTTTAATGACATTGGCGCTCCGCATGGGGCGCACTCTTGATGAACTCACTCGCCAAATGAGTTTGAGTGAGCTTCGGATGTGGATGGCTTTTGATCGCATTAATCCCATCGGTGATATTCGCAGTGATATTCAAACCGCACATATCGTTTCTTCTCTCTATCACTCTCAAGGCGGTAAATGCACGCTTTCTGATGTGCTTTTACGGTGGGACCCCAAAGCAACCCAAGAAAGTGATGATGGTTCTAATGATGGGTTAGAGAATTTCTTTCAGTCTATTTCAGAAAATTAATTATTTTTGCGAGGATAAAATGGCAAAACTGCGTGAACTGATTATTAAAATTTCTGCTAATTCTTCCTCGTTTCAATCTGAAATAGCGCGGGCTTCGCGTATGGGAGAAAACTATTATCGGATCATTGAGCAAGGCGGACGACGCGCCAGTGGCGCATCTCGTGAAATGCAACGTGCTATCCATGATCTAAATGGTGAGTTGTCATCCATTAAAAATACTGTATCAGGCGTTGCGGGTGCATTTGCAGGGGCTTTTGCAACACAGCAACTTATCAATTATGCAGACGTATGGAGTCAACTCAGCGGTCGATTAAAATTAGCGTCTACGTCGATGGAAGATTTTAAGCAAGCACAGCAAGAGTTAATGACGCTGAGCCAAAGAACGGGCACATCGATTGCTGCGAATACGAATCTATACAGCCGTGTTGCACAATCTATGCGTGATGCGGGTTATGCCTCAAGTGATGTTGCGAAAGTCACTGAAACCATTGCAACTTCATTAAAGCTCTCCGGTGCCAGTGCTGAAGAAACCAGCTCTGTTATTACACAGCTAAGTCAAGCATTAGGCTCGGGTGTTCTTCGCGGTGAAGAATTTAATGCCGTTATGGAAAATGGTGGGCGATTAGCAAAAATGCTGGCTGATGGTATGGGAACGACGATTGGTGGCCTGCGTGAAATGTCGCAAAGTGGACTACTCACGATGGATAAAATTGTTCCTATCCTGACAAATACGCAACAGTTACGAGCCGAATTTGAGCAATTACCAGCTACGGTAAGTGGGTCTGCGCAGAAGATTGAAAATGCGTTCATGGCATGGATTGGCAATGTTAATGAAACATCAGGTGCTACTCGCACACTATCAACCGCAATGGAGGGGATCGCTAACAATATTGATGGTATAGCCTCTGTTTCTGGTGTGTTAATTGGTTTGGGGGTGGCGCGTTATTTTGGTGGGTTAACAACAAGTGTGGCGAATGCAACCATTGGGGTTGCGCGTGCAACAAAAAGTGAAATAGCACATGCTCAAGCTCAATTGCAAGGTATAAAAATATCAACGGCTAGAGCAAGGGCAGCAGTCTATCGTGCTCAACAAGCAAGGTTAGCAGCACAAAGTGTTGAGCAACAAGCATTAGCTGAACGTCGCTTAGCTTCCGCACAAGGAACATTAAACCGGAATATTTCAGCTAGACGCACAGCACAAGAAAACCTTAATAGAGTAACTTCAGTTGGAACACGCCTTTTGGGTGGTGCAATGGGGTTAATTGGTGGGGTTCCTGGTCTCGTGATGGCGGGCGCGACTGCTTGGTATATTATGCATCAGCGCCAGCAAGAGGCGAGAAGATCTGCCCTTGAGTATGCTAATACGCTAGATACTCTGAAAGAACGTATGCCTAACATGACTTTATCGCAGTCGCATGATGAGTCAAAAAATATAAAGAAAACGCTTGAAGTTCAAATTGAAGAATACGAAAAGCAAATTGCTAAAATCAAAAACATGGAGCGTGGCATAGTAAGTGCTCAACGTGAAGCGGATAACTTGCCGGAAGGTGTAGCAAGAGAAAGATTGCAATGGCGTATAAAAGAAACCGTATCTGCATTAGCCGTTGAAACTCAGCGGTTGTCTCAAATGGAACAAGAGAAAGAAAGAACAACAAGTGCATTAAATGCGGTAGACAGCCAACGGAATTTTCTTATACGTCAGCAGGACTTAGAACAAAATAAAACCCATCAATCACTACTATTAATGAATGCCGAGCAAACCAAATTCAATCAAATCATGAATATTGGTAATAGTGTCTTAGCGACTCGACAGGCATTAGTTAATATTCCAATGCGCATTCCCAATGCAACATTAACTGATAAACAGCAAGCGTTAATAGATAATTCTGAGCGAAATAAAATTCTCTCTTCATTAACAGGTGAGGCAAGGGTCATTAAACAAGCTGAATTTTCTGCTGACGATGAGGGATTAACAAATACACCCGAACATGCTGAAAATAGGCAGAAATATATTAATAACCAAGTTGTTGCTTATCAAAATCAACAGAAAATCAATGAATCTCTTCAAACAGGAAAGGCAACCCAAAGTGCCTATGAAAAAGCGCAAAAAGAAGCTGAAAGAACCGCAGAACAATATGAGCGGAAAATAGCAGATTTAAGTGTGGCAACAGAGGTTCAGAAGGTTAGGGCTTCACAAGGTGAAAAAGCCGCTTCTCTTTATGCAGCATCACATGAAAATGGGGCTAAATGGACTGATAAGCAAAGAGAAGCAATTGAACGCTCATCTGTTGCTCTCGCAGAATGGACGCAAAAAGCAGATGATGCCGTGAAAAAGCATCGTGATATGGAAGAGGCCCGTAAAAAACTGCAAGAAGCCACAGTCAAATTTAACGATGAAGCCTCGTTAGCGACTCAAACCAATAGCATGAGTTCTCGAGAAAAAAGCTACTTTGAAGAAAGCCAGCAAATAGACCGTATCTACAATGAATCAGCAAAGAAAACAGAAGATATTGAAGCCAGATCTAAAGCATTAGATGCATTGGAAAATAAATATCGAAGTATTGCTCTTGCTGAATCTGAATGGACCGCTGGTTTAACGCGTGGAATGAAAGATTGGGTTGAAGAGAGTGGTAATTATGCTACTCAGACAACCTCTGTTGTTCAAAATGCTATGGGTGGGATGGTGGACACGATCAGCGATAAATTAAATGGCAATAAAGCCAGCTGGAAAGATTGGTCTGTTAGCGTGTTGAAATCGATTCAAAATGTACTCATTAATGCTGCAGTAGTGAATAGTCTAAATGCAATGGCCGGTGCTGGTGGTTGGATGGGGGCTGTTGGTGGATTTTTAGGTGGTGTATCTGCCCATGCTAAAGGTGGGGTACATAGTTCAGAAAGCCTTGGTTCTTATAGTAATCAAATCGTTAGCTCACCCACTTATTTTGCCTTTGCTAAGGGGGGCGCGCCTAATCTCGGACTCATGGGCGAGGCGGGGAGTGAGGCTATAATGCCATTAACTCGAACTGCAGATGGCAACTTAGGGGTTAGAGTTGTTGGTGGTAATAATCAGAGCGCTCATTCAGCACCTCAGGTTTACATTACCATTGATGGTAACGGTAATTCAGAAACTCAATCAACGAATGGATTCGAGCAGTTTGGTGCGGAGATTGGCCGATTTGTTGATAGCCGTTACCGAGAGTTAATGTCTAAAGATATTAGGCCGGGTGGTTTAATTTGGAGTGCAACTCGAGGAGGCCGTTAAAAATGGAAACATTCACTTGGTGTCCGCGTGTAAATCCGACTGAAGATGTCTCTTACAACACAAGGAAAGTCAAGTTTGGGGATGGTTATGAACAAGTTTCTGGCAATGGTTTAAATTCACGCAGTCAGAAATGGTCAATGGAGTTTGTGGGTGATGAAGACTACATTTCAGCTATTCGTCACTTTATTGATAAACACGCAGGAATAAAGTCATTTTTCTGGAAACCACCTCTTGAGCCACTTGGATTGTATCGTTGTGATGAACACAAACTCATTCCGAATGGTGCAGGGAATTACACCCTTTCTTTGGTTTTTATTCAGGCATTTAAATCATGATCACAGCTGATTATCAAAAATTAGAGTCGGGCAATACTGTCCGGCTTTTTGAAGTTGATGGTACAGAATTTGGTGTTCCTAATATTCTGAGATTCCATGCATACAATATTCCCATCACGGAAGAGGAAATGCAAAAGGCTAAAGGAGAAATAGAGGCTAAGTCTATTTGGTGGCAAGGGAATGAATATGGGGCATGGCCAGTTAAAATAGAAGGGTTAGAGTCCTCTACAACGGGATCTAGTGCTAATCCTAAATTATCAGTGGCTAATTTAGATAGCTCAATAACCGCATTATGTCTGCATTATGATGATATGTTGAAAGCAAAAGTGATTATTCACGATACACTTTCTCATTATCTCGATGCGGAGAATTTTAGTGATGGGAATGTTTCTGCAGATCCCACCCAAGAGCGAGTATCTGTCTTTTATATTGATAGTAAAAGTGCAGAAACAAATGAATTTATTGAATTTACACTGGCGAGTCCAATGGATTTACAAGGTGTGATGATACCTACTCGGCAGCTGCATTCAATGTGTACGTGGTGTTTACGTGGACAATATAAATCGGGAGATGGGTGTGATTATGCAGGGCAAAATGGTTATTTTGATAAACAGGGTAATCCTGTTGATGACCCATCACTAGATAAGTGTAGTGGTTTATTGAAAACGGGGTGTGTACCGCGATTTGGTAAAAATAATCCTCTTCCTTTTGGTGGTTTTGTCGGAACCTCGTTGTTACGGAAATAATAATGATGCAAAAGAAAATACGAGAGGCGATATTTTCTCATGCAAAAAAGGAATATCCCAAAGAAGCATGTGGCGTTATCGTACAAAAATCCAGAGTAAAGACGTATTTACCTTGTGTAAATGTAGCTACAACACCTCAAGAGCACTTCGTTATTTCTCCCCAAGAATATGCATTATGTGAAGACCAAGGCGTCGTTATTGGTATTGTTCATAGTCATCCAGATGCTACGACTCAGCCTTCTGAGTTAGATCAGGCTCAATGTGATGCACTGGGTATCCCTTGGTATATTGTCAGTTACCCCGAGGGGGATTTTCGTGAAATTCTTCCTCGAGGCGAACTTCCTCTTATTGGCCGTCCATTTGTGCTTGGTTTTACGGATTGCTGGGGCCTAATAATGAGTTATTTTAAGCAGACACATAATATTGTATTACCTGATTATCGTGTTGATTACCCGTGGTGGGAGCAAGGTGAAGATCGCTATATGGATAATTGGCAAGAAGCGGGGTTTATGAAAGTAGAAGGTGAACCACAAGTAGGCGATATGGTTGTTATGCAGGTTCAATCCAATGTTGCAAATCATGCTGGTATTATTCTGGATGATGGCATGTTATTACATCACCTTTATGGGCGATTAAGCCAGCGAGTTCCTTATGGTGGTTATTGGCGTGATCGCACAGTTATAATATTGAAACATAAAATAGCCATGACAAATTAATTAACCATAGATACCCTTGTTAAGGTATTTCTACTATTGGGATGATGTCATGAAAAATATACTTGTTATTTTTATAGCGTTATTTATTTCGGGTTGTGTGGCAAGACCCACGATGATAGAAGAGCAAAATGCTGATTATGGTGAAAAACCTAGTAAAGAATTTTATGAAGGAAAAATAAAATCATATCAGGAAGGGCGTTTAAAAGATCCCATGTCAGCAAGATACTCTTTCACTGAACCAAGAAAAGGATGGTGTATATTCGATGGTAAAGTCAATTTTGGCTGGATTGTTAATTACACGCTAAATGCTAAAAATTCATACGGTGGTTATGTGGGGGCTAAACCTGAATTCACTATAATAGTGGATGATATATCATGGCATATGCCGTATAACTTAAAGAGTAATTGTAGCTACCAGTAATATTATACTGAATAACCCGCCAAGTGCGGGTTTTTTTATGGAGTTTTTATGCAAAAAGAAAAAATGGTAACAATAGAGTTAAGCGGAATATTAGGAAAAACATTTGGTAAAACTCATCAGCGCATAATTACGACAACATCAGAGGCAATCAGAGCACTTTGTTGTACCTTAAATGGATTTGAACAGTATTTAAATACCAGTAAATCACGAGGATTAACATACGCCGTATTTAAAGGAAAAAAGAATATCGGTGTTGATGATCTTAATTTTCCAATATCAGAAGAAATTATTCGTATCGTTCCCATTGTGATGGGAAGTAAAAGAGGGGGGGTTTTTCAGACTATTTTTGGTGCAGTCCTTGTTGCTGCAGCTATATGGCTACCTTGGGGTTCCGCATTATGGGCCAGTAACCTTTTATTTGCTGTTGGCGCATCAGTCGCTATCGGCGGTGTTATTCAAATGCTTTCACCTCAGCCAAAAGGCCTTGCAATGCAAGATCAGGGTGAAAACAAACCTTCGTATGCGTTTGGCTCTCCTACTAATACCGTTTCTCAAGGTTACCCAGTGCCAGTGCTTTATGGCGAAAGAACGATTGGTGGTGCCATCATTTCTGCAGGTATTTATGTAGAAGATCAGCAATAAATCTATGTGGAATAATCTAATGAGAAAAACAATTCACGGTCAAAAAGGGGGCGGTGGTAGTCCTCGTGTGCCTGTTGAGCAACCTGATGATTTACAATCTATTGCTAAAGCAAAGTTACTCATTGCCTTGGGTGAGGGAGAATTTGCTGGAGAGTTAACGGCACAAAATATCTTTCTTGATGGCACACCGTTAGAAGACACTGAAGGAAATGCAAATTTTAGTGGTGTAACGTGGGATTTTAGATCAGGAACACAAGCACAGACTTATATTCAAGGATTGCCTAGCGCTGAAAATGAAATCAATGTTGGCTCAACGATTTCGAGTAAAACACCGTGGGTTCATACATTTACTAATTCACAATTATCGGCTATTCGGATTCGTCTAAAGTGGCCCTCATTATTCAAGCAAGAAGATAATGGGGATCTGGTGGGTAATGAGGTTAAATACGCCATTGATTTACAAACCGACGGTGGTAGCTGGAAAACTATTATTGACAGTGCCGTGAAAGGAAAAACGACTTCGGGTTATGAGCGCGCGCATCGAATTGATTTACCTGAGTCGAAAACATCATGGTCACTACGTGTTAGAAAGGTATCTAATGATGCTAATAGCAGTAAAATCGGTGATACGGTTGTTTTGCAAAGTTACACTGAAGTCATTGATGCTAAATTCACCTATCCTCATACAGCGTTACTTTATATTGAATTCGACTCTAAACAATTCAACGGTTCTATTCCGCAAATAACGTGCAAACCGAAAGGGCGCATAATCAGAATACCCTCAAATTACAATCCTATTGATCGTACCTATACGGGCGTGTGGGATGGTTCCTTTAAATGGGCATGGACCAATAATCCTGCATGGGTTTTTTACGACATTGTTATCTCCGATAGATTTGGTCTTGGACAACGAATAAATCAACAACAGATTGATAAATGGGAGTTATACCGTATAGCGCAGTATTGTGATCAATTGGTACCCGATGGAAAAGGAGGTGACGGAACAGAACCTCGTTATGTCTGTGATGTTTATGTGCAAGATAGAAATGAAGCGTATAACGTGCTACGTGATTTTGCAGCCATCTTTCGAGGGATGACCTATTGGGGTGGCGGTCAGATTGTAACATTAGCGGATATGCCTCGTGATATCGATTATAGCTATACCCGAGCTAATGTGATTGATGGCAAATTTATTTATTCAAGCAGTAGCAGTAAAGAAAAGTATTCCACGGCATTGGTTTCGTATTCAGATCCGCAAAATGGATATGCTGATGCAATGGAGCCAGTGTTTGAACCTGATTTAGTTTCTCGGTTTGGGTTTAATCAATTAGAAGTTACCGCAATTGGTTGCACCCGACAAAGTGAGGCAAACAGAAAAGGGCGCTGGGGAATACTGACAAACAATAAAGACAGAATGGTGACATTTTCTGTCGGGTTAGATGGGAACATTCCGCAACCTGGTTACATTATCGCTGTTGCTGATGAGTTGTTGTCAGGAAAAGTCACTGGCGGTCGAGTAAGTGCCATTGATGGCAGAAATATCACGTTAGATCGTGTTTCAAGTGCTGTGAGTGGTGATCGCTTAATTCTCAATCTTCCTTCAGGGCAATCGCAAGCAAGAACGATACAAACAGTATCAGGGAAGGTGATCACGGTTACAACGGAGTACAGTGAGACACCAGAGACAGAATGTGTGTGGGTTGTAGAGTCAGAAGAGCTGTATGCGCAACAATATCGGGTTGTCAGTGTTACAGAAAATGAATCTAATCAATTTACTATTACCGCCATTCAGCATGATCCCAATAAATATGAACATGTTGATTCTGGCGCATTGATTGATGAAAGGCCCATTAGCGTTATTCCTCCTAATAATCAGCAAGCTCCGAAAAACATTATCATTGATTCTTACTCAATGGTCAGTCAAGGCGTTAGCTTTGAAACAATGCGAGCACAGTGGCCACAAGTTGAAAACGCAATCTCTTATGAAGCGCAATGGCGTAGAAACGAAGGCAATTGGGTCAATATGCCTCGTAGCTCCATTAACTCTATTGAGGTTCCTAATGTTTATTCTGGTCGATATTTAGTCCGCGTTCGAGCCATTAATGCCTCTGAGATCTCAAGCGGGTGGGGATATTCTGAAGAAAAAACGTTAACAGGCAAAATGGGTAACCCACCAAAACCGATTAACTTTAGAACGTCGCCATTAGTCTTTGGCGTTAAGCTAGACTGGGGATTTGGTGAAAACACCAGTGATACGTTAAAAACTGAAATCCAGTACAGCAAGACGAATGATGGTGAAGGTCTGATGCTGTTATCCGACGTACCTTATCCATCTAAAACCTATGAAATGGCAGGTTTATCAGCAGGCGTAGTATTTTATTTCAGAGCAAGGCTGGTGGATAAAACCGGCAATCAATCTGAATGGACTGAATTTATTCGGGGAGAATCGGAGTTTGATGTAGGTACAATATTGCCAGAGCTTGATGGACATTTCATGTCATTTGAAGCCGGTCAGCAACTCGGTGAACGTTTAGATTGGAATGCTGAGACAGCAATTATTCTTAGTAATGCTGACTCTCAACTATCACGCAGTTTGTTAGTGAAATACGGTCAATCACAGGCTGGTATTCGCGAGCTATGGCAAGTTCGTGCAACGGATAACGAAGCCTGGGCACAGGAAGTTAAAGAAATTTACTCCGCTGTTGGTGATAACACGTCTGCAATTAAAGAGACACAAACGTCAATTACCAAGCTTGATGAGGCTATCGGTCAGCGCTTTACTGAAATACGTACTAAGGTTGATAAGGCTGAGGCCGATATTGCTTCAAATTCTCAAGCCATCTCTAACACAAACAAGGCATTTGCTGAAAACAAAACACAAGTTCAAGCTAAGTTTGATGAACAGGAGGGAATGATACAGGAGAAAATGCAAGCTACCTTCAATCAGGCTGGTGACGGTGTTGTCACTCACTCAATCAATATTACTATCAAACATGATGGCGTTAGTTATAACGCAGCAGGGCAAGTGATTAGTGCTCAGGTTAAGAATGGAAAACTGGAATCATTCTTTGGTTACAACGCAAATAACTTTGCTTGGTATAACCCTGCAAATGGCAAGATGGAATTATTCATGTATGCCAAGAACGGGCAATTCTTTGTTCGAGATTTATTTATCGAAGATGGCTCGATTACAAATGCAAAAATAGGGAATGTTATTCAATCTAATACCTACAAAACAGGTGTTGATGGTTGGCATATTAATAAAAATGGGTTTGCTGAATTTCAGAATATAAAAGCGAGAGGAGAAATAGAGGCAACTTCTGGGAAATTAGAAAATGTTATAATTGAAAAAAACTGTGAAATAAAAGGGACTTTAAAAGTGGAGAATATCGAAGGCGACATAGTTAAGTTTTATTCTCTTGGTAATGGAGAAACAATTACGATACCAGCACAATCTTTTGACCGTGTTATTCAAGTAGTCACCATAGCAACGACTCATAATAGTAAGTGGTGTCGATTGTGGTTAAACGATGATAAGTTCTTTGAAATTAAAAATGGTGGAAGTTATGAAGAATTTACTTATTGGAATTCTCCATCAACAACGTTAAAAGCGAATACACCAGGCGTATTTAGATATGACAGCGAAGATAGATATTTCAAAATAACACTATTAGCCTGCAAGCAATAAGGAAATAAATCATGATATACACAACAGGCACTGTTAACACAGTGTCAGGGTCTGCTATTGTCCGCGGAACTGGCACTAAATTTAAAAATAATAATCCAGCCATTAATATCGGAATGACTATTTTAATTAAATCGGGAACAACAAATATTCCGTATATGATTAAATCCGTTAATTCTGATACTGAATTAGTATTAGCACAACCTGCATTAGCGACAGCAACAAATACAGCATTTTCAATTCATATCACTGAGCCGGATAATAATAGCGATGCAGCAAGAACGATGGTCGCTATTAATAGTTACGCGCAATATTTCCTCGATGCAATGAATACGTGGATGAGTGAAACAGGGCAGACAAAAATTGAAATGCCAAACGGGGAAGTTGTCACACTAGATAGTATTAAAAAGATACAAAGTGATATTGCAGATCGGATTAAATATTCTGATACCTATGATTACGGTCAAAATGCATATAGAAATGCAAAAATAGCTCGTCAATATTTCTATGATTTACGAGATATCAGCACACAAAATTCCCTATGGTCGTATGCGCCGGGCGTATCTTGTGGGCTTGCAAATGAAAAAATATTGGGCATTAGCGAATACTTAAAGCAAGTTGGCGTAATAACATCGAGAGGATGGAGTGAGAAAAGCGGGGCTGGTGCAATATTTCAAATTTGCGCATCAGCAGATGGCGCGTGGTTGCGATCATCATATGCAGGCGCCGATAAATTTAATTCGCCCGTCCAATTTTTAATGGCTGGAAATTTTGGCGTTGGAGGCATGGCTCCATCAATGAGTAACAATGATCTAAAGACTAGCCAGTTATCATCGTTGTTTAAAATGGGCGGTGGAACAGATAATAATCAGTTTACAAATCACGGCTGCGGAATTCATTTCGTTTATAGTGCGACAATCCGCTCTGGTTTGTTTGTTAACGCATCTACGGGGGTTACTTACTCGTACACATCAGATGATCGAGATGCAAACGGTATTGTCAGAACTAGAATTTTATACAGCACAGCAAATACAACAGTAGATAGCAATGGTTTTATTAAACGAGCCTCTCCTGTTATCAACATCAATCCCGATGGCACATTCACCACTAACGACGAATCAGATGGTGCAACTGTTACTCGAGTAGCTCAGGGTGAATATCTTATCGAAGGTGTACTTGGTTTTAACGCTGACGCAGGCTGGGGTGGTATCGATGGTGGTATTGAAATTCCTCTCGATGTTAATAAACAGCCGTTGATATGGGTTAATTCTAAAGTTAACAAGGATGGTTCTATCCTCGTTAAAACGTATCACCGAACTCACCCTAATGCGCCTGAGTTTGCCAATAATAAAATTGATGGTTTCAACGATGGCGACCCGATTGATATCCCAGCTGGCCGTTTTATCTCTGTGCGTGTGCAGATGCCAGAAGGCTCAATCTATAACGTGAGAATGCGTGAGATGGAAGAAGGGCAGAAAGCGGAAGAGGAGCGTAGGCAAAAAGAAGAGGAGATGAAAGCACAATTCGGGTTAGGTGAAAATGATGTATTACTTTAATAATCAGGACACCAATAAGACACCAGAAATAGTGTTTTCCAAAAGTTTATAGTTGTATTTTGTATGTAGAGCAACGAATTCCTTTTTATGTACTCAATTGCTCACATTGTTTTTAATCAAAATAAAAAAACAATATTTTCCTGTAATTATGGGATTCATATTTTATTTTTCCTTATTGGCAGAATGGCTTCTGCTGATAAGGCTTATTGGCTTTGTTGTTTGTTCATCGGAAATATAATAATCAGGTAGTAAGTTTTGAGGTTTAACCCCTAAAACAAACGCGATAGAGAATAAATGTTCAACGGTAATTTTCACGCCTCCATTTTCTACCCGAGAGTAATGTTGTTGGCTTATTCCGAGCTTGTTGCTCATTTGTTTACCTGTTAATTTTAGCTCCATCCTTTTTTGTTTTATTTTATGCCCGATGATGAAATCTAGCGTATCCATGATTTTTTATTTCCGTTTTAGATAATTTGTAATTAGCTTTTATAAAGCAAAGAGTTACAAGGCTATTCTATTATAGATAAAAATATTTTTTTATCTATTAAAATAAAACTTTTTATATGGTAGGCATACAGTACATCTGTATGTGCTAGAAGAATATGAAGGGGAACGAAGGTTAGAGGAAAATGACATGGTATTGTATTTTAAAATTCAAATAGCTACTAGTTAATATTAGTATTGATTTGACATCCTCCCCGCTCTGAAGGATGGGGTTTTACGGCGCACCTGATAAGATTTTTTATTATTACAAACTTATCATTTGAGAAAAGAGCTTTGTATATAGTGGCCGTAATATTATAAGTTCTTTGTGTCTTTTGTAATGGGCTGTTTGGATTAATCAATTCTGATGTACTTACCTTCAATAAAGTCCTCTCCGTCATTTTCGCATTTCACTAGACGACACTTTCCTTGTAATCCATACCGACTAACGACACAGCGAACACCCGGTGATGAACTTGAGCCTTGGTGTTTGTTTTGTCGTCTCTCATAGCTAGATACCTTTTCTAATAAGCCATCTTTTACCATGCTATCTAATGTTCTACGAGTAGATTCAAGAATGCTTTTTTTATTAAAAGAATCCATTCCTTTAAGCATATAAGCTACGCCTGAAACATCAAAAGGAGGAGGCCCAATCTCACCTGTTACCCATTCAAGATTGTCGAGTTTAAATAATTCCATTATCTCTTTTTTGCGCGAGGTTATTCTCATTTTTAGCGCTCCTTATTGTAGGTTACATCTATCCTACAATAAGGAATTTAAATGATATATAAATACTATGCTTCTTTTAGCAACGATAGTTTTTCACACCATGTATCAAGCGTTTCTCGTTTTTCTCTTAAATAATCATATCTATCATAATGCTTTTGAGAAACTCCTGGTCTTTTGTGGTTTTGCACCATATCCCTTAACTCAGAACTTATTCCCATTTCTCCAGCCAATGTTTTGAATGTTCTTCTCACATCTCTAGGTGTAAATTTCTCAAACTCATTTTTCTTACAAAATTTATTTAATTGTTTAGCGTATTCAGACGTTAGCAAATGTCCTTCTTTAGTATCAGCAGGGAAAAGATAATTTGATGTTGGATACAATAGCTCTTGGATATTAAGAATATCAATAGCAGGCTGTACCAAAGGGATTACATGATAATCGCCTGTTTTTGAAATGTGAGGTGAAACCGTTAATGTATTATTCTTTTTATCCCAATTGTCGCGAGTATTAGCCAGAATTTCCCATGGTCTTTGCCCTGCGGAATAGACGCAAAATAGAAATAGACGCGCATAATCTGAGTTAATAGGGCAGTCGATGCTGGGCTTATTGAATAGCTCTAATAATAGTTTCAGCTCATCCCATGATAAAAATCTATCTAACGCTTTATCTGCACCTTTTTGTCTAGGAACCACTGTGACAGGATTTCGTTCCAATCCATAAATAACGCGCTCGTTTATTTTTGCTGGATCATTATCGGCAAACAAACCGAAGTTGAATACCGCATGTAGGTTTGCTCTTACTTTGTTCGAACCAGCCAAAGCACCTCGGGAGATAAACTCAGAAAGTATTCTTTTTATATGATCTGGAGTCACATCTTTTGCAGGAATAGAGGCATCAATATGTTTACTATCTAGAACCTGATTTAGTCTGTTTTGAGTTTTATCATATGAACGCTTGCCTTGTCGTTTCTGATCTTCAATGTAATCATCAAAAAGCTGTTTTACTGTGGCGTGTTCATATTTAATTTTCTCAGGAGATGATGATTCTGCAGCTGCTGCTACTGATTTTACTGCAGCATCAGCTAGTGATAAATTGGGGTAATCACCAAGCGATATAAATTTTTCTTTTCCATCTTTGAAGTAGCGGTAGACGAAAACTTTTCTTCCTGATGGATATGTTTTTACACCAAGGCGTCCAGTGCCTCTAGTCGCTGATGCTTGCCAAGTATAATATGCAGACTTCTTTGGTTTCAGTCCTCGTATTTTACTATCAGTCAGTAATACGCTAGCCATAACTAATTTCCATTTACGGGTTGTTTGCGGGTCAAGTAACGGGTCAAGTAACGAAGAAATGATATGAAACTAGCTGAAATCATGCAAGGTATATAAATCCTTATAAATCAAAAAGATGAAATCTTATGAAATTATATGAAACTCAATGAAATCAGTATGTAACGCCCTTCTAAGCCGTAGGTCACAGGTTCGAATCCTGTAGGGCGTACCATTCTCAAGTATTCTAACGTCTACAACAGTCTATAAAACCCCTATAAAATCAACATTCACAAGAATCTATGGTATTCCAAGGTCTACTCTCGTCTATTGAAATCTACAACTATGTGGGGGCATAATTGGGGGCATGACCCCGTTCAATGAAAATCGGTGCCCCCTTTATGAAGCTAACAGCCCGTCAAGTCGATACCTCCAAGCCAAAAGAGAAAGCTTATAAACTTTCTGACGGTGGGGGCATGTATTTAGAAGTTGCTCCTAATGGCTCTAAATATTGGCGCATGAAATATAGATATGCAGGTAAAGAAAAAAGGTTAGCTTTCGGTGTATATCCATCAATATCCCTTGCACAAGCTAGGGCGAAAAGAGAAGAAGCTAAACGCATATTAGCGCTAGGTGATGATCCATCTTTAGTGAAGAAAGCAGAAAAGAGAGAGAAAGAATCTCAAGTAAATAATAGCTTTGAAAAAATCACTCTTGAATGGCATGACTATAAAAGGCCTAATTGGTCACAAGGTTATGCGGATGATTTACTAGAAGCCTTCCAGAAAGATATCTTTCCTTATATTGGTAAATCTAGCATTACGGAAATTAAGCCACTAGATATGCTCGAGGTGCTTAGAAAGTTAGAAAAGCGTGGCGTATTGGATAAGCTGAAAAAGATAAGACAAGCATGTAACCAAGTATTCCGCTATGCAATCGTAACAGGGCGAGCGGAGTATAATCCCGCAGCTGAATTAGCTGGCGCATTGTCTACACCGAAAGCAAAACATTTCCCTCACTTGAATGTTAATGAGTTACCCGAGTTTTTACAGGCACTATCTGTATGTAGTGGAAGTAAGATCACTCAGATTGCGACAAAACTATTAATGATAACAGGCGTTCGTACTATTGAGCTAAGAGCTGCTGAATGGTCAGAAATTGATTTTGATAAAGCTATTTGGGAAATCCCAAAAGAACGCATGAAAATGCGTCGCCCTCACATGGTGCCATTATCTACACAGGCCTTAGAATTATTCAAAGAAATACAAACCATAACAGGAAAGTTTAAGTATATCTTTCATGGCAGGAATGATGCGTCTAAGCCAATGAGTGAAGCTGCTATAAATCAGGTTATCAAGCGTATTGGTTATGATGGTAGAGCAACTGGTCACGGATTCAGGCATACAATGAGCACCATCCTACACGAGCAAGGCTATAACACTGCATGGATTGAGACACAACTTGCACATGTTGATAAGAACTCTATTCGTGGAACGTATAATCACGCTCAGTATATTGATGGACGTAGAGAAATGCTTCAATGGTACGCTGATTACATGGGGGCATTAGAGAACAGGGATAACATTGTACACGGTAACTTTAAACGTGCTTAACCCACCAGCAACCACATACAGAACCAGACAATAAAAGGTCTGGTTTTTTTGTGTTTATAAACTGTGAACTGTATAAATAGACAGCTAATATATACTTTAGTAGACTTGTATAGACTATAAAGAATAAAGCTATGTCTAGGCTGATCCCCGAAAACTAGTACACCTCTACTAGCTGACATAGCTCCTATCAATAGAGGGCGTGAGGTGGCGTTGTGAGTGTACTAAATAGCTTTATTGCGGAAAGAAATCAGGCTATTCAATTTAAAAAGTTGTTTGACGCGATTGCAGAGCAAGAAGAACAGCCAATTGATGTTGTCGCTGCCTTTTTTTATAGAAATAGAATAGATATTTGCTCCGATGAAGAGTTGGATAATATCTCAGTTCCTGCATATCAGTGTTATACGTACTCTCGAATTTCTGGTTTCGATCCGTATCCTGATCAATGGTTTCAAGAAAGATGCTTTGATTTGATAAGAGCGATTGGCGAACAGTATCAAATTTATGATGAAGAGTTACCAGAATATGAGTTTGGTTACATGGTAACTCCGAATGAATATATTGGATTACCTGATGATTACCAAGGTTTCTTTCCTGAGTTTTATTTTAAATATGATGAAATTAAATCATTTTTAAATTCTCATAATATTAAATTTCCTGAGCAGCTTGAGATTGTTGATACTAAGTCCTCAAAAAGAGAAGACTCTATAGATGGCATAGCTACAGAAGAAATAACGGTTACAACACATTCAGCGGAACTAGACAAACCCATGAGAACAAGAGAAAGAAATAACCTTCATGCGATTATTGGTGGGTTGCTGGTTACCATTATCAAAAATAGTAAAAAAAATCAGAGTTCTGTTATTTATGAACTAACTGAGCTATTTCAAGATGCTGAGCCATTTTCTAAAAGAAATTTAGAAGAAAGATTTTCTAAATCTAAAAAAGTTTTAAAAGATAAAGGATTTGAGTTCGATGAGCTAAAAGCTATCCCTGATGAGGTGAAAAATGATTGATTACGATAAAAATAGCTGTAGTTCTTTAGAAAAAGCTTATTACACTCCAGTTGAGGCCGCGTTGAGGTGGTGTAATCTGATATCTCATGAGGTGCTTATTCTCGAAAAGGTAGGAATGGATGTTTTGCCATCCGTTGGTATGTTTCCACAGTGGCCGTGCTTAAGGGTTAATGCGGAAAAAATATTAGATGCTATTCATAATGGGGAAATATCATACGGGCGGGATGGAAAAACTGTTAGAGAGGGTGAGCAGGTAGCAAAGCACCGATTAACAATTAGGCATTCAGATTTGAAAATTTGGATGTCGAAAAATTACCCAAATCAAAAACCTCCTTTTCTATTTGATTCTGTTGAGCAGAAACTTCATGCTGGAATAACTATTGAAGCATACCAAACAATAGAAGCTGAAAATAAACGCCTAAATATTAGATTGCAGGATGCGATAAAAACATTTAAACAACAAAAAGAACAAATTTCAGAGTTGCAGGGTGAACGAGATTCACTTAGACAAATGGTTGATAACCATAAACCCAATATTAGCTCCAGAGCAGAAACGACATACTTGAATATTATTGGGGGATTACTCGATATTATTCTCGGTGAGTCTCCATCAGGAAACAAACTATCTGTTTATGACAATCAAGCAAGCATTATAAGTGCGTTATTAGCTTATCATGAAGGTAAGCAGGGTATTAGCCCTAGGACTTTAGAACAAAAATTTTCAGAGGCCAAAAAAAGCTTAAAAGAGTAGTTACCGCAACTGCGGTAAAGAGTACCGCAACTGCGGTGACTACGATATCAAATATACATAAAGTTCCCCTGAGATCTACGGACGTCTATCTAAGCGTATCATTAATCAGATAACAGGGGGCATCATGCCAACAGTAACAACCTTAAAAGAAAACCTCATTCGCTTACCTGAAGTTATGCGTCGTACTGGCTATGGTAAAGCGTGGATTTATCGCCTCATTGAAACAGGTCAATTTCCTAAATCAGTAAAAATTGGCGCTCGTTCTATTGCTTTTGTTGAATCAGAAGTAGATGAATGGATTGCTAATAAGATTGCTGAATCACGTACTGGTGAGGTGGCATAATGGAAAAGAAAAACCACCCGTCACAGGTGGCTTCTCAGGATAACGCGACAGCATCTATTCTATCAAAGAACCCACCGAAAAAACACCGTGCCCGTTTGTATATGCTAGGTACAGGTATTAATGGATTTACAGAGAATGAAATATTAATTCATTGTCGCTTATCGTCAGGTCGTAATTATCCAAATGAATTGGAACGTTTATTAAATATCGAACTAGAACGCATTGATGAGCCTAATCCTGATGGTATTGGATCACATTATCGTTACCGCTTTAAAACGGCTCAAGATGTGCAGAAGGTTATTAATTTAATAAATAAACGTGCTGAACAAGGTAATTACCAATCAATAAATAAAGCACACGTAAATAATATTTTAAGCCTCTACCCGACAAAATAACGGAATAAGAAAATGAAACTAAAAAATAACAGCTTAAATGCTGGTGGATTCGCTCACCCTAAATTCAGTGAAGAGCCTATTTTAAATATTAACTCAGATGATATTTCCGTTATTCGATTTGAGGGGGTAGAGGTACGGATAGTTAAAATTAATAATGATCCTTGGTTCGTTGCTAAAGATGTTTGTGATGCTCTGGAATTAACCAATTCAAGGGTTGCTTTGTTGGCTCTGGATGAGGACGAAAAGAATACTGTAAGTTTAACTTACGGTATTAAAGGAAATCCAAAGCGCGGAGTAATTTCTGAGTCTGGATTTTATAAACTGATAGCCCGTAGCCGTAAGGCAACCACTAAAGGCACATTAGCGCACCGCTTCACTAATTGGGTATTCCGTGACGTTATCCCATCTATTCGTAAAACTGGCGCGTATGGTGTGCCATTCTCAGCATTAAATGACTTCACTAAGCGTCAGCAACAATACCAAATTACAGCCTCACAGCACGGGCGTGACCTTCAATCCTGTAAGCAAAAGAAAGCTGATTTACAGCGCGAAGAACGTGAATTATGGAAGAAGTACCAGCCTGATTTTCTTGATGGAGAAATCCACTAATGACGGCTATTAACTTACAAATGTTTGGTACACCCAAAGCGGTGTATCAAAGTTCAAATATCAATCAATTATCCCCAGGGTTGGGGAATATTGCCTACCAAGAGAGTGATTCCCTACTGGCAGGTAAGGGGGTAAGTTTAATTTACTCCCTTAATAATACTGTAGCTTTAAACTACGGTATTACTGGCAACCAATCAGGCAAGCTTTCGTCCGATCACTCGGTCAATATTTTGGCTCAGCAACTGGCTAAAACTTTAGCCGTTGTATCAGCGAAAATTTACGCCAATCAATCAGCAAAGAATTTTGCCAATCTAAAACGTGGAGAATTTACACCATTAGCTAAAGGTGGTTTTTCTCACGTTTCTAAAGTCGGGAAATCCCGCTATTTTAACTCGTTCATCTCAAAAAATGGAAGAATTGAGTTTTTTGAGTCCATAAAAGGTAAAATAATTGAGTTTTTACAGTCCATAAAAAAGGAATGTTGTAGGAATAGTGACGGCTATCACTTGCGCTTACTACTTAATGTTGGATATAGTGATCAGGCACTAGCAAAATCTAGTGTCAGAATTGGCGTTCTGAATATGTACAAGGCGACACATGACGCGCCTAGCGTCTTTTTTTGTGTCCATGCCTACGCATACCCACGATTTGCGGTATTATATCGCTCCGAATCTATGGTGGCGGCAGCAGAGCAACCGAAAGGTTGGCTGGTTCCCTTGTACGCCAGTAACGCCAACTCTATTGTCGTCACCACCCTTGAAATTGGCGTTTCTAGTGGTGACTCCTTAGCACAGTACAAGGAGATCATCGTTATGATGGCAACCCCTACCCAAACACAATTCAAATTTCTGTTTTTGAGCATTAAACGCTCAGATACAACCGCTAAACCTTGCCGTATCACCATTACAGCACTTAATGAGCACGATGCCAGACTCATGCTTGTACGTGATTACATCCTTGCTTTTGCTGGACGTGTGCCAGTTCAAGGAGTGACTGCATGAGCAATCTATCCCCCAAAAATTACCACCGTATTCAAGCTGAAATTAATGAAGTCATTGGCGATGTTGAGTGTTTTTCATCAGAAGAACGTAGCTGTGCCCGATTGATGAGAGTGAGAAAAGGCATGGTTCATATTCTTTGTGAGGTTCTCCCTCAAATTACCGATCCCCAAAAACAAGAGCTTTATTACTGGTTAGAAGCCATTAATCGTATCAGTGGCGCAGAAGTTGTAGATGCTAAGTTGGAGGGTAAAGCATGAACAAACCAATTCCATTAGATATCGCAATTTATAAGGCGCAACAAAATAATTCCCTATTTGCCGTTATTTTGGAACAAGCGAGTAAAGATTGTTCGCGTGAGCTAATTGATCTCATTTCTATTGCGTATGACTTCAATGCGGAAATATGCAAATCCCTTGAGGAGGCAATCAAGTGAAGACTATCAAACTAAATACTGGCGATATTGTTCGTTTTGAGTCTGCCTTAAATATCAATGAAGAAATATCCGCCTTGCTGATCCCTGTTTTAACGGCAGTCGAAAATGAAGCTGAAACTGACACTCATTTAATGCTTAGGGCAATACATCGAATCGTGAATGAACAATACCTAGCATTGAGAGATTTAGCGGAGGTGATGAAATGAGCAAGATCGATATTAAGCGCTTATTTGAGGTCTCTCTAGAGGTTCCTATGATGCGTGTTGAGCAACTTGAATCTTTACTCACTATTTGGCTTCAAGGCGAAGCTGATGAAGATACGCTCAATATGATTAGTGTAGCGTTGCTTTGCACTTCTGAAATAAAGAACGCCTTAAATAATGCGGTGGAAGATCAACGATGAAGATTGATTATTTTGACAGTGGCGCAGTCGCCAAAATCACCGTAACTAGCAACCTATTTCAGTATAAAAAACATTGTCGTGTTGTTGATGCGGTACTACTTAAAACAAATGTAACAGCCAGCACAAAGTACGGTTTGGTGATTAGAACAATTATTACAGGTAAGTCCTCGCATGTGTTGAGAGCTTATAAGTTAGCGGTAGTGGAGGCGAATAAATGAGTAATGTGATCCCATTCAAAACCAAAGCGAACTCGCTTGATGATGCGCTAAAAACCTTTGCCTTTGCTGTATTTAAAAGCCGCCCGAGTGACTTTGAGGAGTGTTACACCTACACGGAGACATGCCAAGGCCGTACTAACAAGCAACAAATTTCACCGATTGAGTACCTTTGTTTCTTAACTGAGGTTTGTTTTATTGAGCCGCTAATAGATCAGGTCGAAGAATACGAAGCGGTCGCATTGGAAGCCTTAACCAAAGCGGTAGATTGTGGGCGTCTTACTCTGGAGGGCGAGGCGTTATATCAATCTATTTTAAGTGTGTCGCGTGAGATGGCTGAACCCACAGGAGGCGCAGAGGATGAAACCAATTGATGTTATCCGTGATGTGAAGCTGAAAGCAAACGGCCAATGGCAAAATATATTATCTCACCTTGGGGCAGAAGTGCCCCTAAACACGCACACGGCTTGCCCTCATTGTGGTGGTAAAGACCGGTTTAGATTTGATAACAAGGACGGCAATGGCACGTTTATTTGTAATCAGTGCGGTTCTGGTGATGGATTAGATCTCGTTCAGCGTGTGTTAGGTGTCAGTGTAACCGAAGTCGCAAAAGAGGTTGCTGGCATGATTGGTATTGATACCCGTTCAGATATTCCACCAGCTTACCGTAGTCATGAGGTAAAAGCGCAACAGGACGCACTGAAAGCGAAGCAAGCCCAGAACCAAGCTAACGAGCAGATAGAGAAACATAAACGCTTTACAGTGCGATACAGTCGCACTATTGCTAATGCTAAACAGGGCGAATCTGAATACCTGAAAGCGAAAGGATTTGATAGTGCCACCGTGACCCTACTATCTGATGGATCGCTGATTATTCCATTGATAGACGCAGACGGCACAATCACAGCCGCACAGACCATTAAATCCAATGGCGAGAAACGACTATTACTCGATAGTGTAAAGAATGGCAGCTATTACCCCATCAATGAGTCTGTAAACATGTCTACGGTGATTATTGCTGAGGGATTGGCTACCGCCCTAACGTGTCACTTAATTCAGTCAGAAGCTCATATCGTCGCAGCGATTGACGCAGGCAACTTAATTCACGTTGCTAAAGTCATGCGCACTAAATACCCCGATAGCAAGATTATCATTGCGGGGGATAACGATATTAAGCCAGACCAAGACAATACAGGAAAGCTAGCAGCAGAAAAGGCCGCTAAGGCGGTTAATGGCATTGCGGTTTTACCGCCTACGGATGATAAAGCAGATTGGGATGACTACCGCCTATCACACGGTATTGAGGCAGCAAGACAGGCATTTAATGCCGAGGTGGATAAGCAAGGAAGTAAGGCAATGATTGAGATTGATGTGAACCACAAAGCCATTAAATCCGATCCCATGAAAACCCGCATTGAATCACGCAAAGATGGGGTATTTCTGGTGACACCCAAAGCAGACAAGGAAACGGGGGAAATCATCAATCATGAACAATGGTTATCGAACGCCATAAAACGCATTACGAAAGGGGCTAATGACCTCAATCAAGAGTATTTAATTATCGAATGGGGTAATAACAACGTTCAGGCGATACCAACGGGTGATATTGGAGAGCGTGAGGGATGGCGCACATTAAAAAACGCAGGGTTATTTGTCACGACAAAATCAGGATTAAGGCAGTCGTTCTCTGATTGGCTATTAAGGCAGCCATTCAAAGAGAATTGGAGTATCACCAATAAATCAGGTTGGCACAAAGGCGCGTATATCATGCCTGATGGTTCAATCATTGGTATACCTGAGCAACCAATATTTTTTAACGGCCAAAGCGCAGCCGCTACCGCCTACCAGACAAGCGGAACAGTAGAAAGCTGGCGGAATGGTGTAGCGCGATTAGCTGACGGAAACAGTTTTATGATGATAGCGATAGGCGCAGCACTCGCCGCACCAATGACAAGCATTATTGGGGCTGACAGCTTTGGGCTTCACTTATACGCACAGTCTACTGCTGGGAAAACCACCGCCGCAGATATGGCCGTGAGTTTATATGGCGAACCCGATTTACAGCGTTTAACGTGGTATGGCACTGAATACGGTATGACCAACGAAGCAGTAGCGCACAATGACGGACTTTTATATTTAGATGAAGTCGGACAAGGGGCAGATCCGAAACACGTCTATAAATCCGCTTACACGCTATTTAATGGCAAAGGCAAGATACAGGGTGCTAGAGAGGGCGGCAATCGTCAGGTTCAAAACTGGAAAACAGTTGCGATTAGTACAGGGGAAAAAGACATTGAAACATTTTTATCCATGGCAGGGATTAAAATCAACGCAGGGCAATTAGTGCGATTACTGAATATTCCAATGGAACGCGCCACCGAATTACATGGATGTGAATCAGGTAAAGCCCATGCCGATTTAATCAAGGTGAATTGCCGTGAAAGTTACGGAACAGCAGGACGTTACTGGATTGAATATCTATCAAGCCATAAAGACAAAGCCAAAGAAGCCTATCGAGCCGCACAGCAACGCTGGAGTAAGTTAATCCCAAGTAGCTATGGTGAGCAGGTACACCGAGCCAGTGACCGATTTGCCACACTAGAAGCTGCTTTATTGATGGGGAGTGTTATCACGGGTTGGAATGAACAGGATTGTCGTGATGTGGTTCAAGCTACCTTCAACGTGTGGGTTGCTGAGTTTGGTACAGGCAACAAAGAATATGAGCAAATCAAAGAGCAAGCCGAAGCTTTTTTGAATGCTCATGGATTAAGTCGCTTTGCCCCTATTCCTTATGACGTTAGGGATCTACCTATTAGAGAACTTGCGGGGTATAGGAAGAAAGGCAACAACGAAGATGACCCGATAATCTTTTATACCTTCCCATCGGCTTTTGAAAAAGAAATTGCTGCAGGGTTTAACTATAAGCAATTCGCTGAGGTGTTGAAAACGGCAGGTATGTTAACACCGCCTACCAGTGGCAGAGGTTATCAACGGAAAAGCCCACGTATAGACGGACGCCAATTTAATGTTTACGTCTTGCAGTTTGCCCCCGAAACAAACGATGAGGACAATAACATTTAATTAACACCATGAGATTAATAAACAAATATCCATTATTTTTTCATGTGTGTAAGTTTATCGTTTTAGTGTTGGTTCAGTTGGTTCAGTAGATAAGGTTTATTGATTTATAAGGGAAAAGTGGCATTTATTGAACCAACACTGAACCAACAAAAGGGTGTTTTGAACCAACAAAGTCTTATTTTGAACCAACATACAAGTTTAGAGCCTTTCTTCACTGGTTGGCATGTTTAGGTTTGATGTTGGTTCATTCGTGAAAAATGTTAGTTCAAATAGGGGTAATGTTGGTTCAATCTTTTTAAAGAAACTCTTTAAAAACAACCATCTTTACAAATCGAACCAACTGAACCGACTGAACCAACACCCGATCACGTATTTAATAGAAAAGATTAGCGTGATGTTTAATATATGTATCTAGAAATTGCGAAGGGAAAAAAGTTAATTATGATTAATGTATATTCAACGTTTTGAAAATGGGAGATTGTTATGAATTCGATAATAGAGAAAGACACGTATACGCCATATTTTGCTAGTCAAATAACAATAGTAGCTATTTTTTATGCTTTGTTTGTTTTTTGTGGATTAATGTTAACTAAGCATGGTTATCTTGGATTTTGGGATGCCATGTTAAATGTTAAAGGTGCCTCTCTGATTTCTGCTGCTGTTATATCCTATTTGTTTGTAGTAAGTAGAGTGGGAATATTAGTTAAAGTGATTATAGATAATGAAGATTGGTCTAAGAAAGATAAAGCAACCCGATTGCTAGAGGTTTGTTTAATCATGCTAGCCGCATTTGTGACACCATTTTATACTTTTGGGATTATAACTACAAACTAATACACTCCCCAACCGTCAAAGCATAAGCCGAGGCGGTTACTGTAATACATTTCAGTACGTCCTTTCTGTATTAATTTTGCGAACAAAAAAACAACCTAGTTATGGTTATAAATACAGTGAAATGATTCTGTTTTATACAGCTCATGTTATAATGTTTCATAATTTGCAATGATGATGACTGTTGATGCAAAAGGTGAAACATGAAAGACCAATCTAAACAACGTTCAGTGATTTTATCTCGTTGGCAGCGTGAGCAGTTAGAAACACTCTGGCAAAACCAAATGAGTGATCCGAAGTTAACTCACCATGGACTAGCAAGAACTCTTATTGATTTGGGTATTCAATCAATACAAGAAAATAAACACGAAATGAGGATGAAATAATGGAATTAGACAATATTCGATACGAGCACCAAAAAGGGCGCTTTTTAGAAACTCAAAAGCATTCAACAACACTACTTAATATTTTAAAAAACGGTGTGCGTATCAACGATGGTCAAGCAACAGTTGATTTAGAGAGTATTAACATTGGTTCGCCACAAATGGCGAATATTGAAAAATTTATACTTAAACATGTTGTAGCAACCGATGCCGACGGTAAATCATTCACGTTGAAAAAGGAGGCGGATATTGAAAGCCATTTCGATAGTCGTCGTTCTCATTATTATGCAGTGGTTATTGATGGTTTGAAATTTCATTTTGTCGATTTTATACCGGCCAGTTTTGCTTCTTCTAAGCATTTAAACTTAGCTAAAGTTTTTATGCCTAAAGGATAACGGGTATGTTTATTTATACCCTGAGGTGATGATATGGAAATAGAAGAGCTTTTGGTTAAGATTGGTGTAGATACCAGTGATGCAGGGAAAATCTCGTCATTGGTGACTCAATTAGGATCAACAGCAGCCATTATTGCTACTCAAGCAAATCAAATAAATCAAAGTCTCTCTGAAACGACAAGCGGTACAGTTGATGGCATTCAAGATGCCATTAATCAAGCTGAGCAAGCAAAAACACCCATCAGTCAATTAAAATTACTCGCATTAGGGGTTGCTGCCGTAGTGGGTATGGTCACCGCTAAAGTTTTGGGTTTTATTAATGACTCAATTGCCGGCGCTAAAGAGTTAGCCCAAGAAAAAGGCTTACTGTTCGATATTTCTAAGAAAGAACTAGCTCAAGCTGATGAGTATCAGGAGGCAATGAAGAAAACAGGGTTATCTATTGAGTCCATCAAAACAAAGATAGCGCTGAATCTTGTTCCTCAACTCACCAAAGCAACGCAAGGCTTTAATGACTGGCTAGGTGCTAATAAAGAATTAATCACCGAAGGGCTTACACAGGTCATTCAGTGGGGTGCTAAAATCATTCAGATGGTTGTTAATTCGATTAAAGCCGTCAGTAAACTAGTTGAAAGCACAGTCGGCTGGAAAGGTGCCATTCTTGGTATCATCACCATTCTAGCCATACTCAAGAAATCAATGATCATGGCGTTTATTGCCAACCCAATAACATGGGTGATTGCGGGTATTGTTGGCTTAATGCTCTTGCTTGATGATCTGATGGTTTACCTCGAAGGTGGTGATTCACTCTTTGGCGACTTTTGGGGCCCTGCTATTGAGTGGGTAAAGTCTGTCATTGCATGGTGGAATAAGTTCTATGCTGAAAACAAAGTTATCTTTGATGCTCTAGAGGCGACATTTAAAAAAGCCTTTGATGCGATGATGACTATTTTTGGCGGTGTTATTAGCTATCTCTTCAATGCGCTTAAATTCTGGGTTGGGTTGTTTACTGGCGACACGGAAATGATGAGTGAGGCATGGGATGGAATGGTCAATTCCCTTATGCAGATATGGGATGGATTAGTCGAGCAGTTAAAAAACTGGTTTGCTTTATGGGATATAATGTGGACGATTGCAGGTAATGTCGCTTCCAATATATGGGAGGCGATTAAATCAGGTGCCGGCAAAGCACTTGATTGGATGAAAGATAAAGCGTCACTATTTGTCTTTGCCCTTGCAGAAGTATTCGACGACATCATTGATTTTATTACTTATCCATTTATCTTGGCTTGGGAAAATATCACTGAGTTATTCTCAAACTTAGTTGATAACACCAAGGCACTCCTGAGGCGGATAGGCGATATCTTCAGCTCGGTTATTGATGCGATTAAAAAGCCATTCTCCAAGTCATTCCAGTGGGTTAAATCGAAGAGTAAATCCTTTGTTAGTGAAATAAAGGACGCATTCAAGCCCATTATCGACTTTATTCTCTCACCATTTAAAGCGGGCTTTGATTTAGTTAAGAAGCTCTACGAAACCTTTACCAGCGATTCTACATCATGGACTGAAAAGCTCGACATTGCTTTCACTGCGATTAAAGACTTCCTGTTTACACCATTCCAAGCAGGGTGGGATTTAGTCAAAGGGTTATTCAATATCAGTGATGCTGATGCTAAGAAGTTTGTAGATGATATTGGTAAGGCTATGAGTGATGTAACTGACCTTATCAAAAAACCTTTTGAGATCGCGTTAGATTGGGTTAAGGAAGAATTTGGCTGGGTCATTAACGCTGTTGTTGGCGGGCTTAAAAAGCTAACAGGTAGCAAAGATGATACTGCCGAAAATGTAGAGCTAACCCCTGAGGAACAGAAAGCATTAAATGAAAAGGTTAATGCGGTTACAGGTGCGGTAAATGATACTGCGGGATTGGCTTCTGGTAGTTTGATTGACGCGATTAACCAGCTAGCTTACTTGCCTGACAATATGAATGCCATGATTGCGAACGCAAGGGCTAACGCTGGAGGTAATACGTCATCTACACGCAGTGATATAAATGTCACTGTTAAACAGGATATTAGGACAAGCGATCCTGTGAAGGCTGCTAACCTATCTGCCAGCGGAACTGATATGGCTCTAAAGCGAACATATCTGAATAGTCAAAGTGCTATGAATAAGTAGTAATTAGATCAACATCTTTATTTTTTGCTTGCTATAAGCCCTTGTGATGGTTAAATGGAATTGTAAAGTTTTGTTTAATTATCATAAGGGTTTTTTGATGAAGAAAATATTTATGGTTGCTGTTATATCTTCCTTATTAGTTGGCTGTAAGGTTGATTTAGAAACGAAAATAAATACAGATGACTTATTGTCTAGTGAGCAAAAAATTGTCAAGGGAGATATTAATTTCGAAGTCTCTTCATGTAATGATTTTGAAGATTCCAGAAAAGAATCTAAGTCATTAATAGAATTAAAAAATAAAGTACCTACAATTTTTAGAGATGTGGAATATGTTGAATGTTATAAGCAAAAATTTGATTCATTCGCACATTTCTCAATACCTGTTGGTGTTGGCAAGGTTGAAGAAGACCAAAAGATTATTGATACGGATCTAATGGTTTTTTCTTACAAAGATATATTGGCTGGTGTTAATGCTTCCGAAGGGTTAATTAAAAGAATTAAACAAGCAGAAAAAGATTCACACCAAAAGATGGATTTTAGTATCAGCATTATTCTTGTACCCGGTAACATGAAAATTGATAAGGCAGTTGCGTTAGGTGTGACATTTACAGGAAATGCCTCTAAAAATGATCCAGTGTTAATAAGCGGAATTAAATTTGGCAAGAAACCACTGACTTTTAAATTATCAGATGTATCAGTAAACCAATTAATACAATACGGTACAGTTCCACTCTTAGTTACTCCTGAATATTTCACACAATATAAGTGATATATATCATCATATTAAAGCCCTTTAACATTGAGTTGGGGCTTAATGATGATGAGTAAGTAGTTAATCATTGATAAAGTTTATATTGAGATCGAGGTAACGGAGTCACTAGAGTGGATGTGTAAGATAGAGACTTTCGTGAACAGTACGCGCGTAAGTGAAATGACTTTTCGGGCACGTTAAGAACACGGTTTATACATCCTACAGGGAATAGTTTTCGGACATCTTAGAGGGAATTTTCGGACACGTTAGAAAGACTGTAAATATAGGCTGATAGCGACAAAAATAAATATTAAATCCTAACAAATCTTAACGTTTTTCTAATGTCTCAATCCTAAGTTTTCCTAAGGTTATTTCATGTGAAGCCTTGAGGTTTCTTAAGGGCAAATGCTGACACTTGCTAACGTTCCAGATGATAAGGATTGATAAGGTAAATTGCGCACAGCCTCCACCGCACCTTAAAAAATATATAAATTATTTTATGCAAACATGTATCAGAATGTATCGATAAATTGGATATATCATTATGGGAGAAGTAGTATTCAAATTTGCCTAAGTGTTATTATTATAAAAAGTAAGTAAAAAGAATGGTGGTAATTACTATGAAATGGGCTTGTATAATAAGTTTTATACGTCGAGTTTTTAAAATCAAAACTTGCATATTTATAAATAGAGCGCCTGACTGTATTTTCAGAAGTATCAAGGGATCTTTGCTGAATACTGGTCAAACCAGAAGAGTCTTTGAAATAAAAGGGTGTTCTAAATACATTATTAAGGAACAAATAAGTAACTCAAAAAACAGTTCCCGTCATAATGAAGTAGAAAACTATTTTTATAGTTTTGCTTTAAATGCAAATAATACTGAAATGGTAAATTCTCTTGCAAAAGTATTAGCAATAAGTAAGACAGGAAAATATCTGATTATGCAAAAATTGGAAACACCTGTCCCAGTAACGGAAATATTTGGATATTATCCAGTTGAAGTGTCAGATAGAAAGTTAAGTAACTTTGGGTATGCTTGTAATGAAAAACGGGTGAAAATGCTAGATTATTCAACCTTAGTAGATGAGATGAATGCTCAGCCATTAGATGAATTAACAATTTCAGGCACAGTGAAATTGTTAGATTTAAATCAATTACGAAATAATGAGCGTGATTCTAGAGATTTACTAGAAAAACTTAACAACCTGTTAATGTAACACTATTCCATAGGCACCAGCATGAATATATTGGCTTAATTAAATTCATTTTCTTGAGGGAAATTCAATTTAGCTTTCCAATAATATCCTTATGACGCTTCCACGCTGAATAAATATCCTTATCCCACGCTTTGCCGCCCTTAGTCTGGTAGCCTGCCTCATTAATACGTTCAGCGATAATGCGTCCGTTATCTATACCCTCTGATAGCACTAAATTAACCACAGAAACGACAGCAGACTCATTATAGGTATAAGGTGGGATATCTGCCTTGCCAGCAATTAAAGAAGCTACAGACGATTCTAGGCGTTCCACTAGCGATAACATACGAGCATCAGGATTGCTGTCTGGGCGGTTTAGCTTCTCTTTGATAGCTGAGACTAGCCACGCTGTTTTATCAGCGCCAGAGTTCGATACAGCATCATTAAACAGGGCTTGTAGTTCAGCAGGTAGACGAAAGGCAATAAGATTAGATTTACTCATGATAATAGTCCGTTATTAACTCAGTGAGTGCTTATTATATCAGCGTATAACGGTGTTATACAGATTAGAAAATATAAAATTGCTGGTGGATTTAACGAGTAATTGTATAACTTAATATAACAAAGTCAGGGTAACTTGCTGTAAAACAAGCAAAGCGTATTATTGCGCCGCTATAACTAATTGAATATATGGCAAAGCTCAAATTTGAGCGCAGTCTAATTTTACTAACAAAATCAATCGGCTCATTTTTGAGCCTGTATTAATCAATAAAATCAGTCTCCTCAAAATTGAGACGGTATTAATAATGATGATTATGACCATAGTCGGAAAGGGTAACAGTTGAAATGCTATCCTTGATACTGAGGACGGTTTGAAATGAAGTTCTCATATCAAAACTACAAATTAGTGCCTTTAGCCAAAGTAGCTAAATATTAGCTGATACGGCTAACGGATGATTAGGCCTTTATATGTTTATAATTGTTAACATTAAAACCTGACAAAACCTGACAACGTTTATTTATTTTAGGTACACAGTAGATGCGTATTTAATTCTCGCATTTCACTATAATCAAATAAAATCATGATGTTGTGTAAAAGTACGCAGAATGGTACGCAGCGAAATGATATTATTTGCATCGGTAACTATTTGATTATCCCGAGACCGTCACTTTGGGCTTACACTGAGGTAGCGTATCCCAATCTACTAGCTTGGTCGCCATTGTGACGGTTGCCACTTTAGTCGCCAGCAAAACAGCATGTTTTATGCTAGTGGATTGATAGGTTTTGATTGCTCCAATTCAGCACAATCAGGGTATAGCGATAATCACAACACCTTTTGATGTATAGCCATGTTACAACGTGAAGCAATAGAAGCCGTTATGATGGAGTTAGCCCACCAGCAAGGACAATCACTCAATGGACGCGATAGGTTAGTCATTAGAACAGGTGTGGCTCATACAATACAAGCTAAAGAGCGTCATAGGCAGAGAATGACAGCATCTACCTACCAATGGACTAAGCCGGCACCGAAACGCTGATGCGAAGATAGTCGCAATGGTCAAATACTAAGCGAAGCACTAAAAAGTGCGACGGTATACAGGTATAGATTGCCTTGGAATCAAGGGCACGTAAGGCAGCTAAATAGTGCTCCTTAACCTCAAGGAGTCATGAGGCTCTGGAATTGGAGGCTCGTCACTGGCTGGCAATATTCTAATAATGTTCATGAGATAAAAGTAACCACAATGCAAATAAGCATTGCGATACCCACAGGACAATTTTGTCCTATTAATAAATATCAATAAGTTACCGTGACGCAAATATGCGTTACCAAATAAAGCAATAGTTTATCTACTCTAAGCATGAATAACCAAAGCTAAAATAACGGTTCTATTACGGTTCGTATAATGCGATTGAGCAACAAGATTACAACAAGGGTTACGGCAAGATTACGGCAAGGGTTAAGCTGATAACGGTAAGGTTACACTAAGGTTTTATTACATGCGGGATTATCCCGTATCATCATTGGTCACTGATTTAGTGACCAGTGGCAGAAGTAATTCCGGTGAATCGACGGAATTAAGAGTTATCAATGCGTTATACTACCCATAGTCTCAACAGCTAGCAGGTAAGCCATGCATACATACCGAAAAGGAAAAAATACCATAGCAACAGTAATCGGGATCATCACAAAGCCACCTCAGCGAATCAAAACAGCCACAGGTAAAGTTATGGCCACGATGACTATTCAAGCTGAGAGTGATAAGCGTAGCCCGTACCCATTAAAGATAGTGGCATTCGATATTAACGCGCTGGAGCTTATGACCTACCAGAAAGGAAATAAAGTAACTGCTACAGGTCGCTATGAATGGTTTAATGGTTATCAGCTAACAGGGGCGCAGATAGTTACTGGTTAGTAAAAGTTAGTATCAATAAACCGATTTGAAGTCGGTAAATCTAAAGAGGATATTTCACCTCTTTAAGATGATCAGTTTAACTAACATCAAAACTAATGTGATTCGAAATTATTTTGTTGAAAATAGCATGATTATATAATCATTAAACCAAGCTCACTATTTGATAGATGGATGGTATCGTGATATTGGTACACATATTCATTAAGCCTATTTTGTGCTTTATTTTTATCTGTCTTGCTTGATTCGGTATAAAAACCGACACACCAAAATGAGCGGCTTACATCAGCAGATTGTCTTATGGATAATACCTTAGATACATCGTCTTCCATTTTTGATAGTAGTGAACAAGCTTTTTTAGCGCATTTTAATTCAATGAATATATATGAGTTTTTTTTACACCGTTTTTTCCTAAACTTTAGATCAATAAACATATTAATATTGCTTTTATTCTTCCGTCTATCGCAAGGGTATCTAACTTCTCGTTCTATTTCTTTTATTGAGTCGTGATGAGACATATAGAACTCCAGTTCTAGTTGAAGCCATTTTTCCCAGTCACTTATCTTATTGGTACAAATCATATTTAATCGATTCTTGATATGTTCTTGTTCAAGAAACATATGAATCAAGGCTTTTACAGTATTAAAATCAGCCTGCTCCATGGAAACCCTCAAGGTAGTACAACATAAAAACAACATGCAGGTTAAACTGAGTTATCCAGATTGTGGAGTATTATTTTTCTGTACTAAATAATATTTTCTCAATCGGGAGAGCCTCGGTAAAAGTCAAAAAAACGAGTGTAAAATATTTTTTGGGTTACTATTGCTCTATTTGAAATGGAAGCAGTGAAAAACACGGGGATGGTTATTTCTGGCCAGCATTTCATTATCTGCAATAAAATTACTATTGATGATATTTATGCAATGCTGGTGACTTTGGGAAAACTGAAGCCTGAACCTCTTAATTTTTTAGTCACAAAACAAAAAGGGGGCATAATTGGGGGCATGATACAAAATTGAATGAATTTAAATCAAATATAATCAGTATGATATGTCTTTATATTGAATCCTGTAGGGGCCATTTAAAATCAATGAGTTACGCTAATTTTAATCCAACTTGGTTTTTGCTTTGTGTCGTATTTGTGTCGTTATCATTAAAAACGTCATCAATTTTACGTGCATGTTCTGTCAAATGGATCGGTGCTAGATGAGCATACCTTCTAACCATTTCGATACTTTCCCAACCACCCATTTCTTGTAACGCTGTTAGTGGTACGCCAGATTGAATTAACCAACTCGCCCATGTATGTCGCAGATCATGAAAGTGGAAGTTTTCTATCCCAGCTCTTTTTAGAGCAGTTCTCCATGCTGTGTTAGAATCAACTCGCATTTTTCTAATACATGGCGTTAATGTTCCGTCCGGTCTCTTTTTTGATTCAGTGTGAACAAATACCCATTTATGATGGTTTCCTATTTGCTCCTTAAGAGCCTGACAAGCAGTGTCATTTAAAGCTATACTGTAGTGGTCAACAAAAATTGGCCACCGTTTTAGAGTTTTCCCAATACAATCGTTCTGATTCATTGGGCGTTAAGCCACCGTTATATTGATGAGGTCTAAGCTGGCTATAATACCCGATGATATATCGGGTTATTTCTTGCTGTGCTTCTATAAAATTACGTTAGCCTAAAATGGGGACCCATTCTGTCTTTAAACTTCGAAAGAATCGCTCCATCGGCGCATTATCCCAGCAATTACCCCGCCGAGATAAACTTTGCTTTATCTGATAACGCCATAATAATTGGCGATATTGGTGGCTTGTATAATGGCTTCCTTGATCTGAATGAAGCAGGATATTTCTTGGTTTACCTCTTGATTCAAAAGCCATTGATAATGCTTTTCCTGTTAGTTGGCTATCCGGTGAAAATGACATCGCCCAACCAACGGGTTTTCGAGCAAATAAATCCATCACAACAGCAAGATACATCCAACGGTTACCTGACCAAATATACGTTACGTCACCCACCCAAACTTGGTTTGGCTCCGTGACCGCAAATTGACGCCGTAGATGATTAGGTATTTCAACGTGCTCTTGAGTCGCTTTTTTATATCGATGCTTCGGTGTTTGGCAACTCACAAAGCCAAGTAATTTCATTAATTTAGTTGCACGATAGCGCGTTAAAGGAACCTGTTTTGTATTCGATACAATGTCAGCAATAGTACGAGTTCCAGCAGAACCGTGACTGCTTTCATGGGCTTCTCGAACAAGAGCCCTAAGCCGTATTTGCTCCGCTGATGGTGCCTTTGAGCGATGACGCCAATATTGATAGCTACTGCGATGAACACTGAACACGTTACACAGTTGTTTAATACTAAAGCGCCGACTGAGTTTCTCGAACAACGAGAATTGTTCAGGGAGTCCAACATCACCAGCGCTGTAGCCTTTTTTAAGATTTCATTATGCTCTTCAAGTCGTGCGATTTTCTTTTTCAATTCACGGATTTCTACTTATTTTGGCGTCATGGGCGACGCTTTTGGTGAAATACCTTTGCGTTCTAGCTTGAGTTGCCGAACCCACTTGTCCATGGTTGATTTACCGACGTCCATCGCGTTGGCGGCCTCGACTACGGAGTAGCTTTGATCAAGCACCAGTTGAGCTGCTTCAAGTTTGAATTCTGCACTGAAAAGTCGTCTTATGAGTTTTGCCATAATTATCACCTATCTGTTTATGAAGTGATGATATCACCTCTGAGTTGGTGACCAAATTAACTATGCCACTACATAGACACCTTTGAGACTGTTGCTGAAAAGCGAGAACAGATGCAATCACTATTGTTATCTTCACAAGCACAACAAGCCTTAGCGCAAGCTGCACTTACGTATCGTTATGGTGAGGAACATCAACCTATTACTGAGGAACAAGTATTACAGCCTCGTCGCTGGGAGGATAAGAAAGATGATCTGTGGACGGTATACCAACGTTTACAGGAAAACTTAATTAAAGGGGGACTATCGGGTAGAAATGCGAAAGGCAAGCGAGCTCGCACTCGTTCAGTGAATAGCATTGATGGGGATATTAAGTTGAATAAGGCGCTGTGGGTGATGACAGAAAAGATGTATGGGTGTTTTGAAAGTCGGCATGCAATTTGA